ATGAGAAGGCATATACAGCGGCGAACATAAGAGCTGCGATAAGGATAGCGGCAAGAAGACAAAGAATTGGCATATTGTTACCTCCTTGGGTTTTTTTTTGAAAATTGAAATTATTTGGAACGAAGACGGCAGCGCATGACCTGGATGGACTGGACGCTGCGCTGAAGACGGGCGGAAAGTTGACGGTCGGGGATGGAGTGGGCGAGGATAAGATTCATTTCCTCGGTAGTCCATTCACGTTTGGGGTAGCCGGCCGTTTGACGGTAGTTGTTGCGGCGATAATAATTGCGGGCAAGAGGATCAAGACGAGAAGACATGAGGGGAGTGGGTCAGCTCCTTGTTGGATTTGGGTATTTGCAAAATTAGGTGATTTTCTATTTGAAAATAGGTGGTCTACTAATTTATGCAAATACAATTCCTTCGTTTTTGACAACAAATTTACATTTATAATATGGATATGCGTTGCCATTCGTATTGTAATATCCATCTGCTTTGCCATTATGTGAGCCGCTAACTCCTTGCATCACATGAACTTGCCCGTCAACAAGAAATACGCTTCCTGGATAGTTACGGTTCAAGTTTCTATATGCAGGATGATGCTCTTTCACCTTGAGCTTGCAAACATCACCTGGATGGCTTTGACGAAACTCTTCCAAACTGTCGGTAGTCTGTTTAATAGCCTTGTGGCGATTCGTTGCCACTGTTTTGCCATTGAGTGTGTACACGCGGCTCATGTTCGCTTTGTGTAGCACTCTTCTATCATGGCGGCGGAACTGCTTTAATTCGTATGGCACATGGCTGTTTATATTGCTATCACAAACATCGTTGGGTAAAACAGAACAGGCAATGCAATAAGCATCAAGCCAATGGTCTTTACTCACACCGTGCGCTGTACGATAGTCGTAGGTACTTTTACCATTGGTCACAAAGAAATGCTTCGGAAAAAGAGAATTCATCTCTTTCGTCAATGCCGGAATGATTTGATTCAATACGCTCAAAGCACTGTACTTTTTGACGAGTCCGACTTTTTCTTTGGCGAGTTTCTTTTGCCAGGTAGCATCCTTATGAACGAGATTGTGATGCTCCGTGCATAGACCAACAATATTGGCGATAGTGTTGCTACCGTTTTCGGATTTTGGTACTACATGATGGTAATGTTCAATGGGCTTCTCACAAAATAGGCAATGGTGTTCCTGCATTTCAGAAACAGCATTTTCAAGGCTCCCTTTTTGGTAGAGTGGGCCTTGCTGATACTGCCATTTCTGAATGTTAGGGTTGTCAAGCTGCATGAACGCAAATTTGTTGACTTCAAGCACAACATCACTGATAGGAAGAAACTTCTGAATTTTCTTCACCAAGTTGATGTGTGTCTGTAGCAACTGATTTGCAGTAGGCGTAAGCCATCCTTCCGGTCTTGCACGATTGGTGAACTTTGCCTCTTTGTTTTTGATACCAATGCAAAGTACATCTTTCTCACAACCCGGAAGATGGCGCTTGATAACGCCAATTTCTTTTGCACGTTTACTAACACTACCATTTTGAGCAGTGGTTTGCTTTACGCACTTCTTAGAAATAGTGCCGTTGGTTTTTGCTCTCCGCTGACGGCGGCAGCGTCTGCCGTTGGTGCGTCTTGCGCAGCGTGATTCCTTACGCTTTTTCATCAGCTTAGGGACTTCCTTATTGCGGGTCTCAAGATGCGCAGTAAAGACCGCCGCCCCGTCTGCTTTGACAACGGCAACGCCGATGTTGGTCCTACCAGGGTCGATACCCAAGTATAGGGGTTGAACTACATCATCAGTTTCATAAAGCAACTGGATAGTAAACGGTTTTGATTTTACGACTCGTGCTTTTCCATTCTTAAGGAGATGGCGCACATGCATACAGCGAGTCGTTGGCATCAAAGGTTTACCATCTTTGTTTAACACATATACAGTAGGCATATACGCTACCCTCCTTTTACTGTAAGTCTCTCCTGCTGAAACAGGAGGTTGTGTTTCCCTTGGCTGGGTGTTTGCTGTGAGCGGTATTGTACGAGACAATGCCACTCGTGCGGAGCTATCAACTGGGAAAATCGATAGGCGCAACAAACATCCAAATGCCTGTGGTATTTGTAAAAACAGATGGTTTTATTCAAACCACCTATTTTTGCAAATACCCGATTTATTGGGTGAAATCATAGGCGGACTAGGCAAGGGACAGGCAGTGGGTACGCAAAATCTGCCAGAGTTTGCAATCCGGTTTTGTGCGGGAAAGGAGTTGCAGGGCGCGGTCCCTGGACATATCGCGGTGGGCAAGAGGGTAGTTTTGAGCCAGAAAGTTGCGATGGGATTCATTGTTGGTGAAAAGAAGCTCGGTACCGGGGTGAGTTTCCGTTAAGAAGAAGTAGGGGCCGGTAACTTGCAGGCGGATGCCAGCGGACGGAGCACAGTAGAGATCGAGGGGAGAATCATCCTTTGCCGAGGTGTAGCCTTCGCCAAAATAAGAGAGCCAGCGGTGGACGTTGGAACCCCAGGGGCAGACGGTGGGCGGCGGCATGAAATCATTGCCTTCCCAAACTTTTGGGGTAAAAGTTTCATCATAGGGGTAAGGACAATCCTGTTCCGGGGTAAGAGGCGGGGTGTAGATTAAAGGCGGATAGGCGGGCTGGGTGGTGCAGACAGCTTCCAGCGGAACAGAAGCACCTTGGGGCAGAGGAGTGAAATCACAGGCTTCGGTTGGATAGGAATAGCCGGACGAAGAATGAATGTTTTTGGTTTTGACCTGGCGGTAGACGGTGCGGAGCTTACCATCCTGATAAAGGTTGCCGAAGATAAAATCGTTCTGGCTGACAAAGTAAAGAGTGCTACGATCGCCATTGAAACAGAAAACAGCGGCGGCAGTTTGGTCGGCCAGGTTGGGACGGGGGATATCCGGGGCGGCGTGATCAAAATAATCCTGGAAGCTTGTCCAGTTTTTGAAGTAGAACGGGTAGTTGGGATTGGGAGCAAAATCAGAACAAATGCCCTGATAGGAACCGTAGTGAGGATGGGCGCAATCCGAAACAAGATTGACGGTGATGTTATTGGCACGCTTACATTTGATGCCCTGATAAGCGCAGTGACGGCAGTGAAGCTCTTCATCGTAAAGTGGATTTGTGGCGGACATGGAAAAACCCCCTTAGACGGCGTAGTGGATATCGCGGGAGCGGGTGCGGCGGAAGGCGAGAGCGGCGGGAGTGGTGGATTTGATCTGGGCGATGGCATCATAGCAAGCCTTTTCATCCGGGTCAGAGAGTTCATCATCGGAGATGTGGCGGTATTCAAATGTGAGGTCCTTGCCTTCAACAAAGGGAGTGCCGGAGGTTTTAGCGAACTGAACGGAATCATTGTTGTAGGTGACTTCGAAGATGAAATCGCCGTTTTTGTTAAAGAAGCGAACGTATTCTTCCGAGGAGGGATCGAAGAGATCACGGCGGACATTGCTGGCAGTATAGACAATACCGTTTGCGAATTTCATGGTGATGTTATAGTGCTCAGCGTTGAGATTGACAATGTTCAGATCCTTGATGGCTTCCGTGAAAGGCAGGCCGGTGTTAAGTTCAAAGGCGATGGAACGCAGGCAGTCATAATTGAGGTCAACGCGGCCGGCAAAACCGATGACGGCATCGATCTGGTCATAATATTCCGGCTTGAGCTTATCCTGCATGTAGGTGCGGATTTCATCGGCGGTGGGGTAATCGAAGCGGAAGTGGTAATGGAAGCGGCCGGGGCGGTTGACGAGGAAATCATTGAGACCTTTGAGATCATTGCAGGTGACGACGAAGAGGCGCTTGCCGTTGGAGGTGCCATCGAACAGGGAGAGCATGGTGGACTGAGGATCGGTTTTATCATTATCGGAGGGATGGGCGAAGGTTTTATCGAATTCATCAAAGAGGATCATGACTTCCTGGTCGATGGATTCGAGGTAGGAGGCGATGCCGGGGATGGCTTCATCGACAATGAGGACGGGCAAGCCGGCAGAGATGGCGCGGGTGGAGAGCAGGCGAGCAAACATGGACTTGCCGATACCTTTTGCGCCGCTGAGGATGACGCCAAGAGAACGCGGGAAAGCGTTGTAGGACGCTATAACTTTTTCGACCTTGGATTCATGCGGGCCATAGACCGTTTCGTTGACCTGCATATTGGGGCGGGATTCCAGGTAGAAGCCGCTGAGCTTGGAGAAACGGACGCAGTAGGTGGCGGCGGGCAGGAAATCGAAGGTGCGAAGGGAATCATCGTAGATCTGGTACTTGATGCCGGTGTTGACGATTTTCATAATTATGTAACTCCTTTTGATTTTTGTTATAGAACAATGTTAAAAGTAAAACAAGGTGGTGGAAAATATTACAAAAATGGGAAGTGGTACGGTTATCAGTACGGGGCTTCGAGGTTGCGGGGATTATAGGGGGCGTAAGTGATTTCGATTTTGCCGGGGCAGGTACAGGTTTTTCCATTGACAAAATACTGACGCCAATAGTCATCGTCACATTCGCCTTTGGAGGTAATACGGAAGGTGAGGGAAGGGAACGAGAGGGAGAGTTTAATCATATCGTTGGCGACATCGAACGGACATTCGTTTTCGGGGTCGAAGGTGAGGATATCGTTCTCGTCATCATAAAAATAGGCGGAAGGATCGAAGGGTATGAGGCAAGGGGAAGCATCGGCGTAAAGGGTTTGGAGTTCATGCTGGATGGCACAGCGGGTGGGTTCCGGGATAAAAGCGGGGGTATCATCGCGGAAGACATCGAGGGTGTAGCGGGTAAAGTAGGACATGGAATCATCTCCTTTAAGATGCGGCGGCGGGATCGGTGAGAGATTTGAACATTGTTTTGGGAAGGCCGGGGATAGATTCCTGACGGGAAATCCACTGGCGCTGGTAGGAGACGGCACGGGGATAATCAGCAGCGGGGGAAACAAGTTTTGGGGTTTCGATGTTTTCAAAGACACATTCCGCGATGATCTGCAGGATTTCCGGCAAGGTGGTATCAGAACCATAGGCGGAGATAAGACCGCGCAGAGAACAGTAATAAGGCTCAACGGCTTGTTCCAGCTGGCGGATGGTGTAGGCGGAGAGGTCGATCGTTTCTGCGGCAACGGCATAATAATTGCGGTTGGGAGAAGCCGATTTGGAGTAAAAAGGAACGATATCAGTGAATTGGTATGTAGTGGGAGAGAGCGCACGGCAGTACTGGCGGGTGTCCGGGTCAGTTTGGAAAAATTGTTTCATTGGGGCGGTCCTTTCAGGGGGTGGTGAGAGGCTGGATGAGGGAATCAAAAGAGATGGAGGAAATGGGGATGGACTGCGGGGAGGAAGAATAATTGGTAAGAGCACAGATAGGGAAGTAAAAAGGGAAATCGTAAAAAGAACATGATTGTCTATCAGATCGTTTTACAATGTAAGAGTGGCCGCAGAATTGTTTCATACCTTCCAAAATGGTGAGAAACGGAGTTTTAATTCCACCACTTTCATTCAAACCGTATTCTTCTGCCATGTCATCCCATGTACGGATGGTGACGATATCACCGGGCTGAGGATTGAAATTCATAGAGTGGCTCCTTTTATAAGATCATCGAAAGAAATAGGAGAAGCAGGAACAGGTGTGGCAACAACGAACATGTCTTCAGTAAAAGGGAAATAGCAGCAGTCCAACATATAGATCCAATATTTATCGTTAATGGATGGCCAGACATGTTTGACTTTGAAAGAGCGACCGCAATACTGTTTCATACTATCGCTAAAGGTTAAATAAGGGGTTTTAATCCCTCGTTCAACCAGGCTGCCATATTGAGAGAGCATATCATCCCAAGTGCGGATTGTGACCGTATCGCCAGGTCGAAATTTGTGAGGGTAAGACGGCATAGGTTAAGCACCACCTTGAAGTAAATCATCAAAGGAAACGGAAGAGGGCGGAGTAGGCACGGGGGAGGATTCAATAAGAGATTGGTAAGCGGCATAAATTTTTGAAGCGTAATACAGTTTGCCATCCTGGGTAGTGAACCCAAAGAAATTTTTATTGCAGACACCTGTGGCAGTGACGATTTGGGGGGAATCAAAATCACCGCGGGAAACAGCAGTAACGTCAGAAACAGGACAGAAACCGAAATGAAACCGAGCTGATAAGTTCATATAGGGAGCGATGAATTGTTTGCGTAGATCAGAGCTTTGGCGAAAATCATCATAGAGAGCTTTACATTGAGCGAAGGAGGGGAAAAGAATTTTTTGGTTAGGAAGAATGGTGGGGTAAAAAAGTTCGGTTGTTTCAGGGATCAAAAGAAGTCACCACCTTGGAGAAGAGAATCAAAAGAGAGAGAGGAGGGCGGAACGGATTGGAGTTTGGATTGTTCAAACATAGGGGAAGAAAAAACCACGGAAGTACCGTCGAAAAAATAAGAATCAAATTTTGGAGATGGATAGCGGTTTACATGAACAATGGGGAATGTCTGTCCGCAATATTTTTTCATAAACTTTGTGAAAGTTTTTGGGACTTTAATGTTGTCAAATAAGTCCAAACCAAATTCGGATTCCATATCATCCCACTGGCGAATGGTAACTTTATCTCCGATGTTGTAGGTAGAATAATCAGTAGAGTTAAGAGGTTTCATTGAGGGAATTCACCTCCGGTGAGGAGTTGGTCAAAAGAAATAGCGGAAGGAATGACGGGAGGGGATTCGTTAAGAGGGGTGAGCATGGCGAGTGAGAGGAGCCAGTGGCGGGATCCATTAGAAAGAGAGAGAAAAGGATCATCGAACTGGAACATAGCGGGAGAAAGATAATCTTTATCTCTGTCATAAGGGGAAGGTTCGTTTACGATGGTGAGAGTGGCACCGCAGAGGTATTTCATTTTCTTATTAAAGAATGTGTGGTCCGGCAAGTAAATACCATCGATACCATCATGACATTTGATGGAACTGAGTTCATCCCAGGATAGGATTCGGACACGCTGGCCGGGGTAGAGGTCTTGGAAGGTCATAGGAAATCACCTCATTGAACAGTATGAGCGCCGTAACAAGCAGCGTCAGGAACGATAGGATTCGGCATAGGGGTGGGGCTGCCGGATTTTGACTGGGGTTTGGGTGCCCAGGAATGGGGCTGGCCATCCAGGATTTGCATTTCCTTGGCGATGGAAGAGATAACGAAATCAAGAGAGATGGCCTGACCGGTAGTCTGGCGGCCCCAGTAGGATTTACCCCAGCAATCAAGAACGACTTCACCGCGGGCTTTGAGCTTTTCACCGAACCAGTTGGAAACTGCCCACCATTCAAAGATTTCGGGCGGGGTGGTATCGAGGTCATCGTATTCATCATCGCTGTAGACAGCACCGCAACACTGGCAGACATGAACAGTTTCGGACTCGCAGCAGGCACGGGCTTGGGCGAGAGTAGGATAGGTAAAGCCGCAGACGGGGCAGATATAGGGGTCCACAGGTTCCGGGACGTCAGAATCATAATCCGGGTTTTGGAATTTGGAATCATCGAGGTCCGTGACATCAACTTCATCAAAGTAGCTGGAATTACCGCACTCGGAGCAGGTTTGGGAGGAAGCATCACAGATAGCGGATTCGTAATCGGATTCATCGAAAGGAGGATCTTCCGGGATATCAGTGCCATAAGCGAGGGCGGAGAGGATAAAATCCATTTCCTGGTTCATATTGCAGAAGACTTCGCGGTTGATGAGCTGGTCGAGAATTTTTTGGTTGGGGGTGGAATCGGAAGAATATTCTTTGTTATTGACGGTGTAGAACATGGGATCAACTTCCTTTTTGTATGTAGGGGTTCAGGATTCAAAATCGGGGTGGTCGAGGGCGGTGGCGTTGGAAAAGAAGACATCAACCATATCCTGATCGGATTCGATGTTGTAGCAGCCGCCGCAGGAACCGTTTACTTCCCACTCATTGGAATCGGGGCTATATTGATAGAGGGTGAGAGTTTTTGCTTCGCCGTTGAGGTACTGCTGATAGAGTTCAAGCTCGCTCTTGATTACGTTCTCAGCATGAGAGCGCCAGTCCGGGGTGGAGTGGCCGAGGTCAGCTACGTTCTGGCGGGTGCAGACGGCGAAACCGGCAAGGCCGGAATCAAAATCATCATGGAATGGCGTGGTGGAAAGAGCGATGGCAGAGTGAATGTAGGCATAGATAGGGAGTTTGACGTATTCAGGTTCAATGCCGGCTTTGACATCAGGGACAAAAGCGCTGACAGGTTTATCACCGGAGAAATAACGGTTGGGGGCGATATAGAATGTGGAGTAGCAATCCCAATCCGTGCGGGGGTTGGGAGGGAAGAGGTCGGGTTCTTCGGAGATAAAATAAAGATCATTGCCGGATTTGGCGTAGGTGCCGGTGAGGGTTTGTTTGGTTTGAACGGGGATGGTGAGGGTGGACATATTTTAAGCCTCCTTCTTGGATGCGGATTCAACTTCCGGCTTGGATGCGGCGTTAATATAAGTGTTGACGGCGGCATTGAAGCGATCAAACAGGACACCACTGTACACAACAAGGGTTTTGAGCTGCTGGGCGGTGCGGTGATAGCGATTACGGAACTGGATATGAGCTTCGTTCCAATCGGTGTTCATGGTTTTATAGACGTTGCGGTAGGTGACGGAGAAGTTGCAGGAGGTATCATAGTAGATAGCGGCAGCCTTGGCAATGGCGGCATTGATGGCGGCAGCACGTTCATCCAAAAGGGACTGAGAAGGGGCGGGCTTGGGCTGCTTTGCGGATTCATCCGGCAGGGGGGCGGGAACGGGCTGTTCATCCAGAACGGAGGTGGCCGGAGATTTGATGATGCAGGGTTCGTTTTTAATGAGGCCGAGTTCCCGCTGGACACCGATGGGAAGCTGAGAGTTGGGGTTGGAATCGTTTTTGCGGACGTGCTTGATGATGGCATCGTTATAGAGATCGTTCAAAATAGAATCGAAGATTTCGCGGTAGGTAGTGGAGGAGCTGATAATTTGGATGGTGGAGATATAAGAAGTGCAGGCGTGAGACTTGCGGTAGTTGATGCGCTCCTGCTCCTGGACAAAGCCGTAATCGCGTTTCATTTTGGCGTAGATCTGGCTGAGGATATCGCGGCGGGAGGGGTAAAGCTCCGGGGCGTTGCGGATGATTTTATCCATGGTTTGGTAGACTTCATCACGCCAGGTGACGGGGGCGGATACAGGTTTTGAGGTTACAGCAACAGAGACATTTGACTTTTGCGGGGCAGGTGCCGGGGTGGATTCGTTTTTGGGGCTGGGGGCGGGTTCATCATGGACGGCATAATCCTTGGGGGTGACGGTGACGGGCTGCGGGGCAGGCTGCTGAGCGGGGACAGCGCCGGCAAAGTGGTTGGCGAGGGCAGCGAGGGTGGAGGTCATTGTGACCATGCAGCGGGCGGTTTCGGCCTGGGTTTTGAGGGTGGAATCAACGAGGGCCTGGATGGTTTGCATGGCGACGGCGGAGGTTTGGTCCGGGGTGGCGAGGACGCTGCGGCCATAATAAAGGGATTCCATAACGTCCCATATAAAGTCCATGAACTTATCCGCGTTGGGCTGGCGGGAGAAGCGGCAGATTTCCATAACACCGCGGAGGGTGTAAATAAATACATCCCTGGACTTACCGTCAACTGTATTCATTTTGCATACGGTTGAAAGAGGGTCCAATCGATCTTTATTCCGATTATGAATCTGCTGAATTGCGATACGAGGATTCTCATAATTCAACGCTGCACCGACCTGTTCGCGGGTCATGTAGAATTCATTTTTATTGGAATCGTCCTGATATACATTGCAGGTCAGAGAGCCAAAAGGCTTTTGGGTGACAAGGGTAAGATTTTGAGTCATTTTGAAAGTTCCTTTCTGAATTGAAATGAGATGATATGGGATAAATGGATATTGGATATTTGTTATGCTTTGACGGTGTTTTTGCGGGTGAGTTCGAGGACGGTGCAGAACGGGGCGAACCAGCCGCCGCCCGAATAGAAGGCGTGCGGGGTGGAGGGCTGGCATTCATAGCAGACAGTACCGTTGATGATAGCGAGGGTGTAGGTAAGTTTGGTCATAATGGTTGATCCTTTCTGATGGTAAAATAATAGATTCAAAATAAAACAGGGAACAAGCTGGTGGGAAAACAGTCTTCTTGAGTGAATTGCTGGTTGTGTTTGTAAAAGACATGTTATCGTTTGTTTTGGTTCTGCGGAGGATCTTATGATGTTATCTCGAAACCGTATGGAGGTGGCCAGTCTGCAGCCGACGTCCGTGGATCAGTGGGCGGATCCGGTAACAAATTCGGACTCTTGGATATAACCGAAGAGTGAAGCATGAACTGAAATAAGATCAGCAAATGATTCTATACCTTGTTAGGCTGTTTTATTTTTGAGGTTGATCGTTGAGGCACGGCGGGATGTGGTTGGCAAAATTGGCCATGGAAGCGCCGTGGTATTTATGGTTGAGGATTTGCCAGTTGAGAGGTAGCTCCTTTCAATAAATCATCAAAGGTAAGAGTGGAGGCGCAGACAACTGCGGGACAAGATTGTTCAAACATGGGAGAAGTAAAAACCGCTATGCTATCGTCGAAATAATAAAAATCAAAATTTGGAGATGGATAGGGGCTTATACGAACAATGGGGAGTGTCTGCCCGCAATATTGTTTCATACGCTTTGTGAAAATACATTCTGGGACTTTAATGTCACCAAATACGTTCAAACCAAATTCGGACTTCATGTCTTCCCATTGGCGAATGGTAACTTTATCACCAATGTGGTAGGTGGGATAATCGGCAGAGTTAAGGGCAGTATTCATAGTTATTAGACTCCTTGAAGTAAATCATCGAAGGTAATAGAAGGGGTGGGAATACGGTTTTGGGGTTCATTGGAGAGGGTTGCGGGAAGAAGCATGGCGGAGGTGAAAAACCAACCGCAAAGATAATCACCATCATTAAGGTCTACATAAACATCCGGTGAATAATTGAGAAAATAAATGGGTTCATCAAGAAGATTTTTATCATGAAAGATTCTGTCAACAATAAACTCTTTGCCGCAGAAAGGTTTCATGCCAAGAACAAAAGAAAGTTTATTGGGATGAACAGCGATACCACCGTAAGGATCGGAGCCGAATTCTTCCATCATGGAATCCCACTGGCGGACGATGACGCGATCACCGACGTGGTAAGTGGGGGAAGGGGCTGGCATTCAAATGCCTCCTTTCAGGAAATCGTCAAAGGAAACAGGGGAAATTGGAACCGGGGTGTCATAAGGGTGGAATTCATTGGAGGTGAAAAGAGCGGAGTTCCAAGAGAATTTGGCAGCGGCGGAGGGATCGACAGCGGTGGAGAGATCGTAGGGTTTTAAGAAGCAAATGTCAGAAACGCCAAGTTTACGACTAATCCGCACAATACTGCCACAAAGAGAACGGCGTTCAGGGGACATATAATCTGTGATACTATTGGAAAAGAGATCGGAAAACCGCGCATAGCCATCATCATCTTTGGGAAGAGCGTCAAACTCTGCGGCAGAAATGATTTGAACGAGGGTGCCAACGGGGTAGGTGGTGGGGAATTTCATTGCGCGGCTCCTCTCAACAAATCATCGAAGGACATTGAAACCGGAGGTGGAGAAACGATATAAGGGTGAAATTCAGCGGCGGAGAAGAACCAGTCATCCCAGTGAAAAGCGATTGTATCTTTAACGAAGAGAGGGGTGAGTTCGTATAGGTTTCTTTTATCACTTTTAGAAATGCCGGTAATGACAGCCGGACAGCCGCAAACAAGAAGTTTATCTCTGTGAAAAGAATCGTCTGCTTCGAAAGGGGAACGGGCAAGAATAAAATTGCCGAAATTATCCGTAGGATGGGAACGAACTTCTTTTTCGGAGATGATTTGGACAACATCTCCAACTTCATAGGTGGGGTTCATGGTAGGCTTCCTTTCTGTGATGGGGTTAGAGGTTTGCGATAAGAGAATCAAAACTGAGGTACGGAGCGGGGATAGTGCGGGAGATCATGCTGGGCTGGATGATGTGGTAGGAATCGTTGTGAGGAAAGTAGAGGCGAAGAAGGCCGGATGTACCGAGGATGGCAACGATCTTGCCTTGCTTGCCAAGGATAGGCTCATAGGGGAGAGAATCGGTGAGGGTGAAAGTGGGGCCGTAATCATACTGGAGGGAGCAGAGCATTTCCGGAGCGGAGACGATCTCGACCCAGGTGCCAGGTTCATAGCCGGGGAGGAAGGGGGTCATGGGGAATCACCTGCCTTGAAAAATAAGTTCATCAAAAGAGATGGAAGGAGTGGGGAGAGGAGCGGGGGTGACGGCTTCGGGGGTATCGTCATAAGTAAAGGCGGAATGGGTGGCGACAAATGTTTTGTTATTCATACTGGGGACAATAACGGTGACATAAGCGCCAGTATCAGATTGGACAAAGCCGTGGAGGGTACGACGGGCTATGCCATGTAGCGTTCTGATTTCAAAATAGACGGGAGTGCCGGGTTGAATGTAATAAGGGTCCATAAGAATCACCTGTATGAATTAGAGGGCGGAAATAATTTCATCAAAAGAAACGGTTGGGGAAGGTACGGTATTGGGAGACTTATAAGTGAAAGGATCGTTGGGGTCCTGGATTTCGGTGATGTATCCATGAGGGACGTGGAAGGTGCGGGAATCATCGGTCCAGACGATGACGCAGTTGCCGATATCTTCTTGGACGGTGCCGGAGAGATAGATGATTTGAAATTTAGTTTTCAGGGGGTTGTGATCCGGGCTGATAACTGGTCCTACGGTAAAGAATTTGACCCGTGAGCCGGGGGAGATAAGTTTCATAAAAATCACCTGAATTCATTGTTGTGGGCGGGTTCCGGGGTATTACCAGGCGCTCCAACCATTGGGATGGCCGGAGGCCCAGCGAAAGGAAAGTAAAACCATGACCGTGCGTTTACCAGGCGCACGAACAGGGGGCGCAACGAGCTGCTAAGAAAGGAAGAAACAACTGAAGCGCCTGGGAATGCCCCGGAACCATGGGGCGGAATGGAGAAAATAAAAATCAATTTGTGAAAGCTGATGAGAGGCAGCCACCGGAATCGGATGGTGGTGATGACTGATCTTCTGAGTTTGATTGGGGCGGCCTCCGATGTTGCTCGCTTATTTTGTTAAAGACTGGGGCATTGGCCCGCCCTTTCTGATGCGCTGTGAGGCGACCCATCGTGTGTCTGGGAGTACGATGACTCGATGCAGTCGCTGCTGCGACGTGAGTGAGTCCTGGCCAGGGGTGGGACAGGGGGACAAATTCAAACCCTCGGATATCACCGGAGGGTGTTTGGCTTTGACTTGAAATAAAATCAAAACGAAACTTTACCTTTGAAACAAATTGATTTTTTTGAGATTATGCGGTTACGTTGAGTGGGGCGAGATCGGCCTTGATACAGGTTTCAAGGTCAAGGCCGTACTTGGCGTTATACTTTTGGATGATGTATTTGGTGGTATCGGGCTGGACATCCTTGAACCAGGTAATGTTGCCCTGGAAGGACTGAAGGTCTTCATCCGGCCACTTTTTGCCCTTTTGTTTATCGCGGAAGTAGGTATCAATGGTGGCTTTGAAGATTTTATTTTTGCGGTAGCCGACTGTGATTTGGTTATCCTTATTGAGCATGACGCCAAGAATCCAGTTGCGACCGGCGCGGGAGTGGAACTGGGTTTTGGTTTCATTGAGAGTGAAAGGAGCGTTCATTTGGGAGAGAAGCTGGACGATGAGGCGCTCGACAGCATGGAAATTGAAGATAACTTTGCAGGAGACGATGATATCATCGGCGTAGCGGGTGTAGCAGAGGCGGTCGGTGATGGGGGTTCCGTCCGGGTTATGCTTGCCAGATTCAAAATGATTGACGGCCTTGGCGAAGGCGTGGTCAAAGGGGATCATCATGATGTTGGTGATGAGCGGGGAGATGGGGGTGCCCTGCGGCAGTGCGCCGTTAAGGAAGCAGAGGTCAAGGGCTTTGAGCAGTTCCGCGCGGCCGGTGGGGCTGGCAAGGATGAGGTTGAAAGGATAAATGAGTTCAAACTGGGAGAGGACAAACGCCGGCGTGGTGGAGGGGAAGAAGCCATGGAAATCAAAATGGGCGTACCACCAGGCATTGAACTTTTGGTGACGTTTGGCGGCGGAAAGGACGCTGCGGTCCTCGACATAGGCGAAGGCGCAGGTGTGGTGGTCGGCAAACATCCAGGACTGAAAGAGGGTTTTGAGTTCCTTGAGGGCTTTCATTAAGTCGGAGTTGGGGGCATCGATCCAGCGGAGGCCGCCGGAAGCTTTGGGGATGGAAAAATGGTTGTACAGGCTGGAACGGGGAGTGGTGAGGCGAAGAGATTCATACTGCTGGTTGAACGCCTGAAGCTGGAGGATCATTTGCTCCACCTTGGTGATGCGCATGATGCGGGGAGGAACTTTGTTGCAGATGACGGTACGGGTAGCACCGTGGCCGCCGGTGGAAAGGTTGGCGAGGTTGAAATCCCCGCGGAGGAGTTCTTCAAACGTCATTTCCCGGAAACGTTCCGGGCAGTTATAAGTGATGTAAACCATGTGAGTGCTCCTTATGTGAGGGTTATGTTTGTGTTCTGATGGGAGATGGAAGCTGCCGCGAACGCCTGCGTCGTCGATTCCGATGAGAATGTCCTTGAGTTGTTGAGGTTCTGGACTGATTCTGATGGGCCTTTGTGCTAGCATTAGACACTGATCGTCGAGTTTCATCGGTTGGCTTTTTGTAATTTTCTACCAATCTGTGCTTGACAAAAGGTTCGGACGCTGCTATATGTGTTCGGGAGTCACCGTCGGATCCGCCTTCCAGGATCTGGTGGAGGGGTGGGTCAGGGTAACAAATTCGTGCTCTTGGATATGACCGAAGAGCCTGAAGCGGAAAAAGCTTACAGTATACAACACAAACGAAATTTAATGGAACGCTAAGATGACAGGGTTACAGACCGAGGAATGCGGATTCACCCTGGAGGTTGAAGGGGGCGGAGAGACCGGTGTGGATCAGCTCGCCTTTTTTGATGAAGTTTTGGAAGTTGGTGACGGTATAACAGGCGGCAACGCGAACCGTGGGGGCAACACCGAGAGTAGTGCCGCAGGCCGAAACGGGGACCTGGGCGGTGGCTTCGGCGTGGGTGAAGTTCATTGTGGCGCGGAATTCCGCGACCTGTTTGGGGTCCGACCAATCGGCAGCGTAGAGCTGGGCATCGAAGAGGGCGGTGCGGACATCAAACATGGCTTTAATGAAGGTGTTAAAGCGGTTGGCATCCACGATTTTCTGGCGGATCTCGATATTATCCACGGCGAGAAAAACGTAACCGGAGAGGGGCTGGCCGTTCCAGCCGGAGGGTTCCAGACGGATATCATTTTTGGCTTTCGGGTTGATAGCACAGAGGATATCGCGGAGGGCTTCCACTTTGGGCTGGCCGACCTGAGGATCAAAGAACATCTGGTTGACGATGTTTTTCTTTTCCACCGTATCAAAATCGTAGAGGGTGAAGTTGGTCAGGCCATAGCGGGCAAGAAGCTCCGCGATGGTGGAGCCGACCGAACCGCAGCCAATGATGTGGATGCGGCCTTTGACATCATGCGGGGAGAAGACATCCAGGCTTTTGGCAAGATTCATAAGGCACCTCCGTTGGTGTGATAATCGTAATAGGTGGGGTAGTGGTCATAATAATTGCCGTCATCGTCCATCCAGCAGCGGGCGGCGTTATCCCAGACGACGTGGGGTACGGTGCCGCCGGTGGGCTTGACGGGAGGGTGCGCTGCGGAATAGATGGGCGGAGCCTTGGTGACAAGGGACTGAGCGGTGGCGGCAAAATCGGAGAGGGTATCGGTGTAGGTAACAGAGATATCGTCTTTATCGTAGATTTTGTTGGCAGCGTAGTCATACAGGCGGGCGGTGAACTCGCCGCGCTTGTTCCAGATCATGAAGAGATAGAAATCATTGCCCCTGAGCTTATTGACAATTTTGGACTCGTTTTCGTCATCGACGCCGGAAGGGGAAGTGGACATGTTGACGTGGCTATGGGCCTGGTAGCGGATGTTGTTGAAGATTTCATCGGGCTGGGAGAGCAGCCAGTCGTTGTATTTATCCTGGTCGGTTTCGACGGTGACGCCAGTAACCTGCTGGGGGTAGACGAGGATATCATAGATTTCATACTCGGTGGGGGAAAGCTGGCGCATGAGGCCGTGCCAGGCGACCTCGGAAGTGAAATCATCAATGAGGCGGGACTGTTTGGCCCAGGCATCGGCGGTAAAATTGATGTTGATTTTATCTTTTGCCTTGGTTTTGGCGAGCTTGACAGAGCCGGTGAGGAGCTGCTGGCGATAGAGTTCGATGGCGGCATCCAGAGCGGTCTGATCAATGTGGATAACTTGCATGGTTATTCTCCTTCCTTAACGGAATCGTTTGCGGATTTGAGCTGTTCAATGGCCTGCTTGGGGGTGATGGATTCACCGGCGGCGGTCAGGATGACGGGGATATCCGTGTGATAGGCGGCGGCGAAATCATCAAAGAAATATTTGGTGGAGATTGTTTCGACGAGGTTCATGCTGCTGGCGCTCTGCTGACAGATGGCAATGGCGGCAATAAAATCTCGGCGATCCTCGGCATCCTCCAGCATGGGTTCATAGTTACCGAGGCAGGAGTGATGATTGATGTGAGGGTTGGGAACAGCCTGAACAACGTTCATATTGATCGCGTCAGACATGGCTGTGACATGGCAGTTGTAATTAAGCTTATAGGTGGCAGCGAGTTTGATTTTGAAGATATGGTCAATGAACACAGCCCGGAAAAGGATGCGGACATCGTGTTCTTCTTCACCGGTAAGATCCTCATAGGGGCGGTCACTGTTGAAGATAAAGGTTTCGACATCATCCGGGTCATAGTTGGAGAGGAATGTGGTGATGGTGAGGAGAAGCGCTCCATCGTCAGTATCGACGGAAATACCTTTTTGAGTGTGGAGGTAATCCTTGAGTTCCGTGATAAAGGTGGATTCATCTTTGGAGTCAAGGCCGGTCAGCTCACAGTTGATGCTGGTGATGTTGGTAAAAATTCCAGAGATACGGGCGCGGGTTTCTTTCAGCTCACGGTAAAGGTTTTCAATAGAGCGCTTGAGATCCGCTTTACGGCGGTCAATGGTACCTTTGAAGAGGGATTCAATCGCTTTATCTACGGCTCTGGAGGGCAGATCGGTTTTGTTATAAAGAGGCTCCGCCATCCGGGCGAGGGTTTCCGAGCCAGTATCCGGGGTGGAGAGGGCGCGGAGGTAAGCGAGCTCATCGGAGGTGAGGTGGTGATCCTTGAAGAGCCAGGGCAGCAGGCGGGGCATGGCTGAGGCAACACGCTGGTAAAAAACACTGCTGTAGAGGCCGCCGTCGCGCTGGAACTGGACGATGGTGATACGGGCGGCTGCATCCTGATAAACTTTGTACTTATCAGAGAGATAAGCGCCGATATCCTTGACTTCCTGGATGGAATCGGGGATGGAGGCTTTATCGGTAACGAAGAACAGAAGGGATTCATTCGGGTTAGTGGAAGGCTGGAGGCCGGAATCATCGCCAAGGATGGCAAGGGTTTTGCCTGCGGTGAGGCGGGGGTAAACCGTGCAGGCCAGAGCCTTGGTGAAAATTACTTTGAAAGTGGTGCGGCATGGGGTGTTGTCCTGCCATGTGATGGTGGGCGACATGGTGTTGAGAATATCGGTGTAATTGGGGAGTGGCATGGTGATTCATTTTTCCTTTCTGATTAGATTTGGAACGATTGGCCGCGTTTGCGTTGCCCGCTGCCCGCCGCGTGGAGGCTGTTCCTGTAAGGCAGCACCCCGGTGGGGGAAGAGACACCACCGGAGAGGAATCAATCAGGCGTTATCCTGCTTGGCAATGTTGACCAGGTAGCACTTTTCCGCGATACCGAAGTCCGCGAAGGTCTTATCCAGGTCGCCTGCGGCCAGAGAGGAACCATCCAGCTTGGTCTGGCCGGTGGTGTAATCGACATCATGAGCTTCCAGGACGGAACGCAGGGTGGTGTTGGGGTCAACGGGGTAGGTGTTGCGGTGCAGGTTATCGACGATAGTGACGTTAATCATGGTAAAAATCTCCTTATGATGAAATATTTTTGTGTTGGATTGTGGATCGGGGAAGAAAAATCATAACCGGGCTGCTTGTTGTGGGGGTGAGCACCGGCCGTTTTGCTTACTGAGCGGCGGTTTCGTTTGCCGGGGTGACCGGGGTGGCCTGGGATGCCGGGGTGGAAACTTCAATGCTGGCGATGATGGCATCGTGGTCGGCCTTGAGCTGAGCCAGGGTTGCGGTGGCCTGGGTCTCGATTTCATCCAGGTGCTTCTTGGCGAAGCCGATGCGCTCGGCGACATGCTCCTTGGCCTTGGTGACGTTTTCGAGGTCGGCGGGCAGGTCCTCAACGTAGATGGCATTGTCGGTGCCGAAGGCGGACTTGGCGAAGCAGATGCCGTAGGTGGACATGCTCTGCTTGGCGGACGGGGCAATGGCAAAGATAATTTCGTCGTCATCGCCGGACTTTTTGCCGGGCTTGGTCAGCTGCAGGGCCTGGGGAGCCTTGGTGTGAAGGGTCTTGAGCTGGGCCATAGTCAGGGCGGAGGTGATGGAGAAGGTGGTTTCGTTGATTTTGACAGTAGACATAATACGTGTCCTTTCTTTGGCGTGTAGCCAATGTAAAAAATATTTGCAAGTGCGGGATGCACGGTTGCCTAGGTTGGGGAATTGATGAGGGAAGCGAGTTCATGCCAGGCTTCGCGGTAAGTATCGGCGGACTGGATGAAGGTGGGGCCGTCACGGATCTCGTAATGGCCGTGGGTGGGGATGATGATGTACATGAGGGTCAACTCCTTTTGTTTGTGAAAACTTGTAAATAACAGGGCGAAATAAAACCTGCCAGACGGGGCAGGGCGGGGAACAAATTATAATAAGGCTGGGATGCGCTGTGAGAAACGAGAAGAAAACGGGCGAGAAACTGCATGGCCACAAGGAAACACGGTCTGTAGGGGCTGTGTGGGGTGCTGAGAGGGATGCGGTTTCATGCTGGCGGGTGACTTTGTGATTTTGATTATATACAAGTTTTCGCAAATGTTCAAGCCGTAAAAATGTTGCTTGATGCGGTGAGAATGTTGCATGGCCGATGACAAAATATGTTCGCTTTTTGGCGGTACAAACCCGGTGAGGTGGTGGGTTAGTAAAAGCAATGTTCCAAAACGGCCTAAAAACTGCGTGTCAATACGACTAGGAAGGTTCAAAATCGGGCTGAAAACAGCACGTCAATAGCGTTTATATATAAAGATAAAGATAGATATATAAGAGGGCGGTGCGTCCGGCGTTTGGAATGGGCACGGGTTTTGCGCTTGTGTTACGGTTTTGCGGGACTCTGGGGCACGGGTTTGTAGGCAGCGCAGGTTTTGGTGGCGGAACAGGAAACGGTGTTCGTTTTGGTGATGGGAATGGTGGGTGCGATAGGAGGAGCGGCAAGGGTGGTGGCGGACTGGAGAGTGAGAGGTTTCGTTTCGGCTTTGGCTTCCGTCATCTTGGTAGGTTTGATTTTGCCGTCAATAACATCGTGCAGGTAGTTATAGCAGCCGATGACGAACAGAGACTTGCGAAGAGGGTCAGCGAAGAAATCATCAATGGTGTAAGGATAAGAAGCTTTTTCGTGAATGGCTTCGTTGCTGTAGTTGTAGCCGTAAGAGTAAACGGTGGTGGGGCTGTGGCGGACATTGAATTTGCGGGTGATGTAGTTGCAGCCGAGCTTGACATAATTCATGAAGGCGGCAGAGCTGTAGTTGAGGACATCGCGGACGGGAAGAGAGACGGGGAAATCAGCAGCGGCAATAATTTCATCGTAGAGGGTGACGATACGCTTTGCCAGGCCGGTTTTGGTGGTGAGGAACCAGTCGTCCTGGGTTTTGAGCTGGCGGATGGCGGCATCAAGAGCTTTTTCGGAAGTGATTTTTCTTTCAAAGTCAGTCATGGTAAGTAATTCCTTTCTTGGTTTAGAGTTTAATAGGCAAAAGAAAAAAGCCTTGCGGGTGGGCAGGGCTTTTATAGTGGAGTGATTTAATTAGAGGCTGAGCTTGGTCGGGTTTTCATCGGCGATTTGAAGGGCGCGATAGAGAATATTGGAGATGGCTTTATTGGTGAGAGCCAGCAACTTTAAGATCTCGGTATCGCTGGTGCAGGTAAAGGCTTCAAAGTGGGAATTGAGATAGTCAACATAAGAGCTGAGAAGAAGAGAATCGTTTTCGTCGTGGTAGGCTGTTGCGGTATCGGCAAGGATGCGGGTACGGGCAAGGGCAGAGATGACAGGGGTGTCACGGAAGTTGATAGGATTATAGCGGTCGGTCACATGATGAACGGTCCATTTTTCCTTGCCGGCACATTCAAGGATGAAAAGGCGGGCGGTACTGTACTCCAAGTTGGTATCAATATCATTCTGGACAGCATCAATCTTATCAGGGGCAGGGTCGAGATTATAAATGCTCTGGCCGGAAAGTTTTGAGATGAGAAGCAGGCGGGGATGACTGGAGGAAAAACCTTCACGGCTGCCGTTGTTGATGTTGGAAAGATAAGCGGAGGTCATGAGAAGGTCCTCACGGGAAGCGGGGATGGGGTAAGCGAATTCATAGAGGAAAGAGGTGAGCTGCTGAAAATCCATAGGATCGCGGTTGACCTGGATGACCATATAGGGTTCATTGTCGGCGCCGAATTGTGTGACCGGAGAGGTGAAGGTACGGAGCTGGGAGAGGGTGATGTGATGAATCATGGTTAGTCCTCCTGCTGAACAAGGTCTGCAAACTTAGCTTTGGCAACTTTCAAGGCAGATGAATCGGTAATCATGGTTGGTAATTCCTTTCTTGAATCGTTTTGCACCGCAGGTTAGTGGACAGCAGCGAGGACGGGAGCGGCGGCACAGCAGAGGGTTTTGCAGCCGATAACACGGCCTTGGGTATCGCGAACCATGCAGCAGGGGTAAAAGACATCGGAGCGGGTGGGAACGCGGGAGGCAACAAGAGCACTGACAATATAAATCGTATTGGGCATGGGGTTTGGCAGGTTTTCGACATCGCCATAGTAAGAGTGGGAGATGGGGATGGTTGTACCGGAAGCGGTGGTGAATTCGCCGTCAGAAATGGATTCAACATAGACGCGGGCAACCACGCCGAAGGGCTTGATGGAGGCGGTGCCAATGTTGATTTCGTGCGGGGTGAGGTTGAGAATTTGGGTAGACATGGGACGGTACTTCCTTTCATGCTGCGCAGCTTTGTGGCTTGCGGATTCGTTTCTGAATTTACAATTTGTTCATGATATTTGTTAGGATGGTAGAATTTATGCGGATTTTGGCTTGAAAAGTTTGGTGGAAATGGAGAAAAAATTTTGTTTTGCGGTTTGGCTTATGATTGAATTATACAACCAAACGTTGTGATGCGCCAGTACAAGATGTTGGACATCAATAATAATAGCGGCGTTCCAAATCATATTCGCCGTTGGGGGTGAGGCCGTCTGGGGCGGACCAATCGCAGGCATCCTCTTCGTTTTCGGCAGAGGGACGGATGATGGGCCAGGTGACGACATAGCACGGGGCGGTGAAATCCTTGGCGATTTCGTTGGGGCAGATGGCTGTGGCAACGTACTGGGCGATACCGTGGTAACAATCATAGGCGCAGTAGGCTTGTTCCAGGAGGATGAGGGGTTTGCCATCGTAAGAGCAGGCACCGTTGAGTTCCAGGCGGGAGAGTTCGGACTGGAGGTTGAAGGGGTGGCGGGTTTTGGTTTTCATTTTGGTTCAACCTTTCTTTAGCAGACTGTGCTGCTATGAATGGGGTAGCGGCGCTTGCGGATCATGGGGCAGATGTGTTCATTTTCAATGTAAGCTTTGCGGTCGGCTTTGGCTTCCCGCATTGTGCTGCACTGGGTAAGGACTTCAAGGCCGGCACGCAGGGCACTGAAGATTGCGTCTTCGTTGTAATGGGCGGACGCTTTGTTATAATCGCGCTGCCAGGTGGTAAAGTAGGTCCGGATTGCTTTGGATTCCAAATCATTTTGGAGGAAGGCAGGGACCTTGCCGGAATCATACTGCTGCCAGGCTTTGGCAAAACGGATATCGCCATAGATGCGGGAGGCCATGTTATAGGCGATTTTCTGCTCTGCGGTGCAGACGGACTTATCCACGCCACGGATTTTGTGGTATTGCAGTTTCATTGCGGGACTCCTTTCAATCAGAGAATAATCTGGGTGCCTTCATCCAGGGACTTGCGGAGGGTATTGGCAAGCGCGTTGAGGTCCGTGAAGTTTTCATTGGGCAGGGGAGAGTTGACGGCGTGATAGGCAAAGGTTTCAAACTGGCTACGGGTGATGGTGCCGGATTCGGCCAGCTTAGCGAATTCAATGAGGGAATCGGCAGTGGGTTTGGGCTGATGGAGGGCGAGGGCATCCAGCATTTCCGGCTTGACTTCCGTGTAGCCAACGGTTTCAACATGTTCATCCGGGAAGGCCGTTACGATAACTGTGCAGTTGGGAACGGTGTGGGAAACGATACGGGTGGCGGCGAGATCTGTGACAGTTTCCATAACGGTGAAGTAACGGTCGCCGGCTGCGGTTTCATAATAGACGCGGAACGGGGTTGTTTCGGGGTCGGAGAGGTCATCGACAGGCTTAACGCGCAGGTCTAAATAGTGCGCGGGGTTCTTTTCGATTGCGGTGCGGCACTGGTCAAGAATGTTCATTGCGGCGGCGGAGAAGCACTTGAGGCTTTCAACCGACTGGGATTCATTTTCCAGCCAGGCGCGGGCACTCTGGCGGGCTTGACAGGCGGCGGGACGGGTGTTGAAATAGCCGATGATGGTGGGCAGGTGAAGGGAATCGGTGAGGACGAGGGCATAAAGAGAATTCAACATTTTTAGGTACTTCCTTTCATTTCATGCTGTTTTTTGGCAGGGGATTCAATCGGCATCCATGGCCAGGGTGTATTCATCCGACTGGCCAAAGACGGTGAGAGTGACGGTTGCGGGGCTGGACGGGTCATAATCAATTTGGATGTTGGTCATAACCAGGCGGCAGGTGGCGGCGAAGGTCAGGAGGATAAGGCCGAGGGAGAGGAGGAGGGCGGAGAAAATGCGGCGAGGTTTCATTTGGGAGACTTCCTTTCATTGGCAAAGCCGGTTCAATTTATGATGCAATAAAAAACGCCCTGGCGGTGAAGTCAGAGCGCAAAGAACTTATTCATGATGTTCATAATGGGGTTCAGGGTCAGGCCGCCTTGCGGTGGGTGGCGGTGCGGTGCTTTGCCGCTTTGGGTTTGGCTGCCGGTTTGTGAGCGGCATACACGGCCAGAATCAAAACGGACAGGGAAACGGCCAACAGGATGAAGGGGTGGCGCGTGGCCAGGGCGGGAAGGCCAAAGAGAACGGCGCACGCGGCGGCGCTAAACAGGATGAAGCGGGCGAGAAGTTTTGTTAGCTTTTTCATGATGGGGCTTCCTTTCATTTTATGGTTTGGATTTGTAAAAATAGTTTTATTCTGGTATAATGTAATAAAAATCAAGTTGTAAAAGAGGTTTTAGAATGGAAAAGCAATTTAAGACAGCCGAGGAACAGCTGGAACATATCAGACAGCTTAATAGAGATCGTGTAAAGCGCGCAAAACTTGCGGGAAATCGCAATGAAAGGAAAATTGTTTTAGTAAAAGAGGATGATGAAGCGCTTTCTGCTATACTTGCAAAACTTGATTGCACGTTTCCGCAGATGATACGGCGGTTGATTAGTGGGGAATATGAAATTCATCTTAGAGATGAAAACAAGCAATAAAAAAGGAACCGCCTTGTGAAAAGCGGTTCCGGTTTGGGATTCGATTTTGAAATTAGTTACGGTTACGGTTCAACGTAAAGGTTTTCAATCGTAAAGCCGACTCTGACGCGATCTTCATTTGAAGTTTCGATTCTAACATCAATATCCAAATTAAATGCAAGCAGCATCAGATCTTTAAAATGCAAAAATTCATCAAGCACCAAAACAAGTTCAACGTCATGTTGGTTTACATAGGGAATTAGCTTGAAAGTTACCTTATCATTCAGCGGATAGGTTTTGGCGTACTCGATGTATTTTGTGATAGCTTTTTGCAGCTGATTCATTTTTTGCAGCTGAACGGGATTTACAATCAGAGTTTTGGGGCGTTTGAGTTCTTTTTCAACTGCTTTTCCGATTGCGTAAATAACAGAATCGTGCGGGTCAGCGTCAGGGCCGAGATCAACGTTTTCAAAATCGAATTCAAAAGTTGGGTCCATTGTAAAACTCCTTTGCGTTTTGAATTTTGCGAGGGAATTGGGCTTGCGAAACGGCAAACCCTATGTAATTTCATTTTACTACCTATTCGCAAAAGAATCAACAACGGGCGGCTTGCCACTCTGCATTTTTATGGGCTTGTGACCATCCAGAAGGAAATTCATTTTTTCAATTCATTTCCCTTTTGGGCTGCATTAACAAGGGCAGACTTTAACCGGTCTGCCAGCGGTTGGGGTTACGCTTTACGCTTCAATCGTGTACGGCTTGCCAGTGGTCAGGTGGTACATGACGTTGCCAACAATGATTCGCATTTCCTTCGGGCTTGCCATTCGGATTGCCAAAGCGGTTTTGCCCGCCTTGGTCATGCGGTTTTTGATGTAGTTGATATCCTTGGAAGTGACCTTCAAAGCGTTCAGCTTTTTGGCCGGTTTGACCGGCTTTTTGGAATCGAATTCATCGGTCGGTTCCTCTTTGGGAACGTAATCAATGAACACGATGCAATCAACGATAGCTTGCAAGTCACGAACCATGCTCTTCATGCTGCACGATTTGCGGGACAGGTTTGCGAATTCGCCGTCAGCATCCTTATATTTTGCGGCGAGTTCATCCTGTGCTTTGGCATCGAGTTCAATTTCGGTGCCAAGGTTCAGAGCCAGGCTTTTCAGCCAGGATTCAAGATAGAAGGGCCACTGGCCATTGACGGCCAAAGTGCCCTTTTCGGGGTTGCAATGCTCAAAGTCAACCAGGTCGATTGCATTGCGGGCCTTGCGGTCATCGACACTGATGGTTACGGTGCCGTTTTCATTCTGATTTTTCTTCAGCACCTTTTTGGTCATTTCGCCGTACTTGCAGGCGGCCAGCATGGGGGATTCTGCCTGATAGCAGGTCAGGTAAATTTCGTTCTTCTTCAGTTCGTTGTACTCGTCAATCACGTTGGTCAATGCCGTTTCAGCGGTTGCGAGATCCTTTTGGGTTGCGTCATCGGCGGCCAGAAGGTCCTTATATGCCACGGTTTTCAGCTTAATTTCGTTTTCAGCGGTGGCAATCAGGGTTTTCAGTTCGGCCATGTCGGTGGTTTTCAGTTCGGTTTTCATAGTCAAATTCCTTTCATTTTGGCAATTCCGTGGGGGATGCTTTCCCTCATCAGGTATAAGAGCCAGTCCTTACACGACAAAACCGCCCTTTCTTGCGAAAAGGCGGTCTGTTTCGGTTTTATGAATAACCCCTTGCGGGGCGGAATTCGATTTCCGAGTCAAGTTTATACTCCTTGTGTGATTGAATCCGCTTCATTTGCACGGCGGGGTTTTGCGGTGCCAACGGTTTTAAGCAGTCAATGCCCCATCGGAGATAGGACAAAAAGGCACACTGATAACATCGGAGATATTGCCAGTGTAAATGCCAGTCGCTTTAGAATCCGTTTGCAGAATCAGGTTCATCAAACGCATGGGGAGGTCTGAAGTAACAGTTTCCAGGGCATAGCTTTCCCAAACTTTACCTAGTTTTCGACTCCAGCCCGATTTATGTTTCGTTCAAGCCGAACTTGCGAATAGCCAATCGGTTTTTTGTTCGCCCTGCCATTTTCACTAGGATAACAGGCCCCGCATTTTTAGCAAAATGTACTGTTTATTTTTAGGTCAGAACTAGACCGCGTGGGAAGGTGTAAGCGCTGTGTACCGCGCCGCGCTGTGTATCGCGCCGCGCTGTGTAAGTGCTTACACCTATAACGTAAAAAAAACAGGGGTATTATTCCAACTTTTCAAAAAATTTTTAGAAAATTCTAAAATAATAATCCGCAATTAAAACATAACAAAAAAATACCCCGTTATACTATCCAGCTTCGGGATAACATAACGGGGTATAGCGGGGTATTATGGAGTATTAGAAGGTGGAAGGTGTAAAGCCATTATTTAACAGAGCTTTACGGCATGTCGCAAGGGTTTTTGAAACTTTTGATTGACTCCAATCTAATAATTTTGAGATTTCTTGCTGCGTATATCCAGCGGCGGTATAATAGCATATATCCTGACCCCGTTTAATATCACGCAGAATATAACCGATATCTTCCCAAAACAGCGCGCGTGATTGAATTGTATCGGGGTTACTATAACGCGGCTCTGTTAATCCGGTACCTTTACCCTGTATTGCGTCATTATTGCCTTCGGTTAACTTTTCTACACTTTCAAGTGGTACTGTTTTGGTGCATGTTTTGCCGGTACTATCTATATAGGTAACACGGCCGGTTATACGCGCCGCGCGTTGACTGTTAATCCATTTGTTTGCCGCGTTAATACCGTACGACAAAACAGCGCGGGGGCCTTGCAATAGTACAGGCTCTTTTGAGCTTCTCTTTTTATATATACGTATAACAGTAAAGTTACTATCCCCGCCTTGTACCCAATTATCAAGCGGCTGTTTTGCGGCGGCTGCAAGGTTAACATAGTGCAAGGCAATAGTTTGGATTAAATCAGCGGCGGCCGTACTGTTATCGGGCCATATTCCACTAGTGGCATATCTGTTAATAGCTTGATATAGGTCCCGAAGGGTATCGCTATACTGTTTATCATAGGCGACTTTTGCGGCGGCGGCGGCGGCTCCAATAGCCGCGCGGTATATTGGAGTGATACTATCTGCAAATTTCCACTTTTGCGCCGGCGCGGAAAACTCAAAGTGTAAAATTACATTTTGATTTTTGTCACTCTTTTTTTCGTTCAACATTTTTTTGTGCCTCCATTTTTTTGTGTGTATTGTTTTTTGTGTGCTTCGGGGTATGTGGTATATAGGCCGCACGTGCGGCCTATATATATATAATAAGTAGCTCTTTGCCCCGAAGCAAGATACTTGCAATAAAATTATAAATATATGAAACAAAAGTATATAAATAAAGTGCGGTGCGGCGCTGCAAATAGAAGGCGGCAAAAATCAAAGATATAGCGGGGTATAAATATTATATGCTATATAGTATAGGTCAGCTGACCCGACGGCACGGCACGGTATATAGTACTATAAACGGGACTATAAAACAGCGCCTGGTATACCCTCTGTAAAGCAAGAAAAGCGCCAAAAATCAGCAAGTGAAAAGGCCGTAAAATAGCGGTATACCGCTAAAAATCCACTACTTGCAAACCACCTTCAATAGTTTGCATAGGGGGGCAGGTTAAAAAGAAAAAATGACGTGTGAGCGTGGAAAACGGGTTAGTTATCCAATCTCACTCCCGGCTCACAAAACACAAACCAGCGTACCTACGTTGCTTCTCCTTCTTCCATCTCCCCACCTCATCTCCTCCTTTCTCCAAACCCCTCCTTTCCTCCACTTTCCTCCCTCTAGATCCCTGTTTCCTTAATCGTTCCCTTTCTCGGAGAAAACCGCATAACAATCCGCTTTCCAGGCTCCTTTGGGGCCTTATTTTTTTACTCAAAAACGCCATAAAAACGCACAATTTGGCCACTAAAACGCACAAAAACAGCGCCAAAACGCTAAAAAACGCATTATTTCCGCTCGAAAACGCCTCGGAGCAGTCCGAAACGCCGCTTTACAACCCCGAAACGCCCCAACATTGGCCCCACCGGAGGTTAAATCCCGGCAATTCCATGGCAAATCCTGGCAATAGGCGCCACTATAAGACGGCTGCAGGCTCTGTGAGTGCTGTTTTGGCCTCTAGCGTGCCATATATATAAAGGAAGGCACCCTACGGAGGCGAATTGAGATTCCGCTACCGCAGGCGGTGGAGAAGTTAGGTCCCGCCACCGCAGGTGGTGGGGGATAGTTTCCATTACAACACCGATCGGGTCCCTTTGGGTGGGTCCCCTTGAGTGGGTACTCCCGCAGGAGTATAACGGCACCGTAACATGGTCAGGCGCGACCTGAAATCTCTCGCCCCCTACAGGTGGAACCTAAAATGCCTCAAGCGCAGCTTAAATTACCCCAGGCGCAGCTCAAAACCCCCGCCCCTACAGGCGGAGCCTGTGTTACGCTTTCTCCTGAAATTTATTTTTTGCCACTGTTGACTTCTTGTAATTAGCAGTGCTATAATAGAACCATAAGATAAAGCTCCGCAGGATAAAGCTCCGTAGGACACACCACACAGGAGGGAAGCCCACCATGAAAAAAAGAAACAACGTAGCTCACTTTATTCCCCGCACTGTTACTATGCAAGAAGCCACAGAGGCCAAAGGTGGGCTGGACCTACAAGGTGCTGCAAGTTTACTGATGGCAATGATGCAGGCAAGCGCCGATACTGACGGCCACAACGCCCTAATGGAACAGCTGGCATCCGCCATGGGTTATAAGCTGGTACGCGAAACACCACAGCCGCGCCAGCGGAGCCGCAGTAAGAAAGCCCGTGCCGCCCGCTATGCACAACCCAAACTGAGCCTGGTAAAAACCAATGGTGTGGCAAAACCAACGCCGGCAGAGCCGATCCGCAGCCGCGAGGACTTTAACGCCATAGCCACCTATCTGCACACCCAGGGACGCCCGTATAACAGGCAGCGGAACTATACCTTATTTATATGTGGTGTGACACTGGGCCTGCGTGTGGGCGATCTTTTACGCCTTACCGTTGATGATGTGTGGGATTGTGAGCACAACTGTCCGCGCCACCGCGTAATTATCATCAATGAAAAGACCGGCAAGCGCACCAATGACCTGATTACCCCGCTGGCAGCAGGCGCGATTACCGCCCTGATTGAAGAGATGCGGGGCCGAACCATGAATGTGCTGAAGCCAGGCTGGCCATTGTTCCAGAGTATGCGCAGCCCCAAGGGAGTGCCGCAGCCGCTGGACGAAACCCAGGTATGGCGGATCTTGAACCAAGCGGCCAAAGAGTGCGGTATTAAAGAGCATATTAGCACCCACAGCCTGCGCAAAACCTATGGCTATGCTGCAAACCACGCCATGACAGAGGCCGGGCTGCCGGCTGGCCAGGTAATGGAAACGCTGCAAAACAAGTTCCACCACAGTAGCCAGAGCATTACGATGCGCTACATTGGCTTGAGCCAAGAGCAGATTGATGCAACGGCAATGGCGGTAGATACAGTGTTGGGAGTGCCGCCGTTGGCTACTATATAGCGATGCCCATTAAATTTGGGTGCCTGGCAAGCACCCACTTTTTTATCTTTATAAAATACAAGTTTTCGCAAATGAAGGAGGCAAATAATTTATGGAAATCCACAACACAAGCACCATCAATAGCTCCGCTAGATATTGTTTGGTAAAACCTGGTGACAAGGTACGAATCACCAAAACACACCGGGCAGGTATACGCCAATATGCGGCCTGCGAGGGCGATACGTTTGTTATTACCAAAGTGACGGACGGCTAGATCCCCTATGGGCGGTGGCTGCAGCCGAGCGGTGTGCTGGCGGCCAGGGAGCTGAAACTTGACCCAAACTGCTGCACGTTAATTACGCCGGAGGAATGTGGGGCACCGGCTGTTACACCAGAGCCAACCACGCTACGCAGTGTGACGATTGATGTGAGCGACCCAAAGGCGGCACATGAGGCCGTGGATGATGCGTGCGCAGAATACCAGGCCAGCCAGACGATCCACTGGAGCACGGCAGAGACATGCAGCGCAAAACTGAGCGCCCGAAGAATGATGGCCCCGCTATGTGAGCAAGGTGTCAGCATGGTTTGGTTTATTGAATCAGATCCAGGCCGCCGGCATGTTTGCTTGGAATGCGACAATGGCACGCCGGACACATGGGCGAAAAGTCATGGCTATTCTACCAACTATGTACAAATCACCTTTAACGAGAACGTAGAGTTCAATGAATGGATTGGCCGTTACGCCTGCCTGTGCGTATTAACGGGCACACATGTTGCCGATGTCGTTATGCGCAACATTAAGATTGACACTTAAATAATTAACGAAATTTTGGAGGTAAAAAACCAATGAAGAAAATTCCAACCTTATATAAGCGCGAGTTCAGTGGCCACAAGATTACCGGAATCCGTGACGAGATTACGCCGGGCTGTGAGGCGGCACTGACGGATGAGAGCATTGCCACATTGAAGCTTGACGGTGCCTGCTGCGCGATTATTAACGGCGAATTCTACAAGCGCTTTGATGCTAAGCCGGGCAAAGCAGTACCGGAGGGCGCGATCCCGTGTGACGAGCCAGACCCGGTAACTGGCCACTGGCCCCACTGGGTGAAAGTGGCGGCAGATAACCCTGCGGACAAATGGTTTGTGACGGCACGAAACAACAGCTGGGATGACCTGCCGGATGCAACCTATGAGGCGATTGGACCGCACTTCCAGAAGAATCCCTACGGGCTGAACAAGGACGTGCTGGTGCGGCATGGCACGATCAGTATTGATATCCCGAACCTAAGCTTTGAGGGAATCCGGCGCGGGTTGGAGTTGGCCGCCATGGAGGGCATCGTGTTCTGGCATGAAGGAGCACCGCTGTGCAAAATCAAGCGCAGTGACTTTGGCTTTAAGTGGCCGGTGACGCAAGACGAGCTGAACGCGGAGTTTGGGGCAAATAATCCTGATCCGTGCGAGTTGGTGCGGCGGACTGCGGCTATGTACAGCAAGCATGAATTTCCGGCAGATACGACCAAGATGTTTGATGCTGAACATGAAGCCACCAAGGAGGAAGTGAAGGCATGAAAATTATTGACTTCGAACGCAAGGGCAACCTGGTACGGTTCTACCTGGGTGATGATGACCTGGTGGAATGGTACGGAGATGACTGGAACGATACGCCGTATGAACACAACGCAGAACGAGTCTATGACGAATATATCAAAGGCTACTGCGATATGATGTTCCCGTTTGACGATCTGGTACTGGAACCTTGCTGCGGGACCTGCAACAGCGGCTGGTGCAAAGATGATATGGTGGCGCAGAAAGTGCCCTGCATTATTCAGGTGCCGGCTGCAGTACATAGTGACAGCTTTGATGAAAGTTTTGACCACTGGGTAGGAGCCAAGGGCGTACATAAATTTTATTTTGGAGACCATATGGAGCCGAGCGCTATGGCTGCTACCAATCCTCATTCTTGAATAATAACTTTGGAGATTTTTAACAATGGAACAGACATGCTTTAGATATTCCGTACAGCCACAGACGGAACACATTAAGGATTACACGCATACAATCGCCGTAATGTTTGAAGACATGGTAGATTATGCAGACCGCAATGGCCTTGACCGGAACGAGGTAGTAAACGAGATGCTGCACGACATGAACGCTATGAGCGGTTACTGCGATATGAATAAATACCGGCCGTTGCCGGAATAAAAAAGGTGCGGCATGACGATTGAATTATGGCGGGGCAGCTGAAAGCCAGTAGGCAAACTTGATCTTGAATAATTGGGTCAAGGACAGTGACACCCATATTTTTACAAGGAGATTTTTTATGGGAAATTTGCAGGTATTCAAATACGAAAACAACGATGTGCGCACGGTGGAGATGAATGGCGAACCGTGGTTTGTAGGCAAGGATGTAGCTGCTGCACTTGGTTATGGAAAGGGAAAATCTCTTGCTAACGCTGTAACAAATCATGTTGATTCTGAAGATAAAGGGGTCACTGAATTGATGACCCCTGGCGGTAAACAAAACGTAACAATTATCAACGAGTCCGGCTTGTACAGCTTGATTCTTTCCAGTAAACTTCCCACCGCAAAACAGTTCAAACGCTGGGTTACCGCGGAAGTCTTGCCGGCCATCCGCAAAAACGGCGGTTATATTGCCAACCAGGAAACCATGACAGACGCGGAACTGATGAGTCAGGCTTTGTTGGTTGCCCAGAAAACGCTAGAAGCCCGCACTAAGCGACTGGAAGAATTGGCTGCTGCGAACAAACAGTTGGAAAGCGAGAACGCTGAAATGTCTGGCAAAGCACAGTATTTCGATGCCGTGATCGATCGGAATCTGCTGACCAACTTCAGAACCTTTGCCAGCGAATTACATATCAAACAAACTGTGCTGGTTCAGTTCCTACTAGACAAAAAGTACCTGTACCGTGACACACAGGGCAAACTCAAAGCTTATGCGGAGCGCAACGATGGATTATTTGAGATCAAGGAATTTGTGAACCGCGGTAACGGGCATGCCGGGACCCAGACACTGATTACGCCCAAGGGACGCGAGACATTCCGGCTGCTGATGGAAGCCGAAGGACTGATTGGTATGTCGGACGATACTGAGGACATGGCCGATGCTGGTTGAAACAATTTATACGGGTATAAAGATTTGCGCTTTGGCTAGTGTGTGCGCCTATGGCTGGCTGAGAGTACAGCAGGAACGCAAAGCTGAGACAGCTAAAGAACAGGCAGAAAAAACTACATGCAAGAATTGCTGTTACTGTCGGATGATTATGACTGATAGCCGGATTGTCTGCGAACTAGAAGAGAAGCCGATAGAACAACCTGCCCATTGCACGCTATTTACAGAATGGCCTGAAGACTACACGTCCAGCTTATGTTTATACTGCAAACACTGCAAAAACTATGGCAAGTTTTTTGTTCGTTGCGATATAAGCGGGTTGCGTGATAAAGCCGAAATTACCTGTATTAACTATGAAAAGCGCCGCAAATACTTCCCAGATCTAGGAGGAATACACTAATGACCAATGAAGAATTTGAAATCCGCAAGAAAGAGACTGCCAGTAACCTGCAATTATTGCTTGACGAGATGCGGCAGCTGCACGACTGGATTGTGCTTAACCCAGTAACAGATGTTACACCCGAAAACTATAAGGACTGGGAGAATTCGTTCGGTGCTCTACTTGACAGTTTCGAGATCCTAGACTGCAACTAATAAGGAGAAACTTTATGTCAAAATTAAAAATCGCCAGTGCTATAACTCACGCTTGCGCTGTGGCCACTGCGGTATTGGCTGCTGGAGCTGCTGTACACTTAGGCATTGACTTAGAAGCTAAAGCGCCAAAGGCTGTAGACACAACTACTGTATATACCACACACAAAATCTCCTACGCATTCCTTGAAACGCGACCGTATACAAACCGGTATGGCGGCATTTGCGGCGCTGACACATACCTGCACTGCGGCGTGATACAAGATGATGGGAGCATAAAAGAAGAAACCGAGGATGTAGATTACGTCACCATAAAATATTCTGATGAAGATAATAGCTACAAGGCCGACTTTTACGACCGCACCACATATGATAACGGATCGTTCGAAGATCGGTATACCAGCACGGTGTACTACCTGACCGACGAGATGATGCAGGACTTGGGTACTGGAGGCAGCATATGAACGAGGCGTGGGAATCTACAGTGGACGCTATACTGATGATTTACATATATGGACCGCTTTTGCTGTTGATGTTGGGGATTAACTGTACGTTGTTGATTTTTAGCGTGTGGAAGATGATAACAATAGCAAAACACATCGCCAAGAGATATTACGAAAAGTTCATATGTAAAATTTTCATGAACAATAAAAACGAAAAGTGAGGTGAAAAAAATTTTTATGGCACGACTGATTGATGCGGAGGAGTTTGAGGCGTACTGCATTGAGCGCGACCCGAAATATTCAGAGGCCGAATGGCAGGCTTACCTGGATGGTGTACAGCAGGTTTTGGAGGCCATTGATGCGGCACCCACCATGACAAAATATGTGCGGTGTGAGGATTGTGACGAGGTTGTGAACTCCATTATACGCCCAGATTTATACTACTGCACGCTGCATGACTGCGAGACAACAAAGGAGGGGTTCTGTGATAAAGGACATGCCGAATAAAAGTCATTGGGAGCTTGGCAAGCTGCTTTGTGCGCACCTGTGCGGCGAGAAAACGCTGGATGAAGTCATGGACACGATTGAACTGATGCTGGCGCGGGATGTGTGGACAACGATGGATAAAATTAACCCCATTGGTGGACATGGCCCTGCAAGCCCCTATGATCAGCCTTTGATGGCAGAAACAAATTATTCAGCCCAGTTAAGATACGAGCTGGAAACGCCTGTGCGGCGGGCTAAGGAGGTGTATAAACCACATGACAAGGCTTGAAAAATTACAAAGCGCAACGGCAGACGATCTGGCCAGTTTGTTCACTATCATGGATGACGACGGTGAATACCTTCCGCTACTGATGCCAATGAACCTGGTGAAAGATCCTGATAACCTGGACGAAATTATTCAGAGCCAGAGCGAATGGCTGCAGGGCGAATATTGGCCGGGAGATTTTGGGCTGGGCTGTTTTGATGAACCGGTAATGCCGGAACCAGAGATCTATTCATAACCTGCGATACCACACGGTATAACATGGCCTGAGACGTGCAGGGACGCGCTATGAGCCACGACACGAGGAGATACGACATGCGATACATAAACTAGCAGGATGCGTTAAAAGCGCTGGGAAACGAGCCTGCAGTGTGGGACGAAGAAGACCTGGTTGAGATACAGGCATGGCGCGACTGGGACGATCACAACCAAGCAATCAGTGCCGTTACGCCATTACCTTTTGAGCTACGACCATTATGCCCGGAAGAACTGTTCAGGACAGAAGGAAAGAGCGTGATTTTATCAGCACCGGATCAGCCAGGACTAAATAAACGAGCCGTAACCTGCAACGGCTTGAAAACCAGAGGAACATACCAATGGCTTGACTTAAACGGACAGCGCTATGACCTGGGACTATTTTTGAACCGACACGTTACGGCCTGGGCGATTGTATAAAACCAGGAACGAAAAGAACCAAGGACGCGATTCCACCAAACCCATGCGCCCACACAGGGTTAAAGGGGTACGGTTGAGCTTGGGATGCACGCAGAACAAGCGAAATGGTCGGCGGATACGAATTCCCGGAGGGCCAAACGCCGAGCAAAAGTACCACCTATATTTCTTTATTAAGGTTTTTCTTATTAAGCGTAAGTGAATGTTGGTTTTACCCCAGGTTTTTCGTTGTTCAAAAACGGATTGGACTGCGGATTTTGCATCGTTTCTGAACATCGTTTTCCAAAATGCGTTTTTCGAGCCGTTTTTTAAGAATTGAATGATTATTTTCGAGCCGTTTTTTAATGCGGCAAAGGAGTGCTTTTTAATGTATACGAATGGTTCCTACTTAGCAAAGCAGGTTATGCAGGTGCCGGAAGAGTTGATTTTGCGCAAGGACGTGTCGGAGTTACTGCCGGTTTACATGCTGATGTACGCAAAGTATTCGCCGTTTTACGATTTACGATTTTACAGTTATACGAGCCTGTCAGAGCTGGTCGAGCTGGCTGGAACGTTTGGGAAAGATTGCCAGCACCGCAGATACTACAACCGTGCGGCAGATGCAGTTGAGTTTTTAGAAGCATGTGGCGTGATTATGACAGAGGGGTACAACCGGGCAAAACCGACCAAACCGTTTAAGTATCGGTTCAAAGATCTGAACGAGGTGTTTGGCAAAGAAGACAAGGACGGAAAGTTTGGTTATGCTTCACTGACCTCAAACGAATATTTCTTGCTGCTAAACAGAGTGGCTACTGCCTATTCTACCGGGCGTGGCACGAACAATTTGTACCGGATTTACTGTTACCTGCGGTTGCGGTACCGCCTGTGGCAGCGTACATACGGTAAGGAAAAGATGGGGTTTGTGGCAACGTGGGTAGGATATATTAAAGCGATTTCCAAAGAACTGCACTTGGCCGACAAGACCGTATCAAACGCCATCCGGGTTATGTACCAGTGTGGGCTGGTTATCCCGTACTACGGAGCGATTGAAAAGGGAAACCTGGAATCTGACCGGCCGGAGATGATTTTGGCGCTCCCGCTAATGTGTGGCGACAACATGGTGGAGAAGGTTGTGCGCGAAACAAAGAACCGGTACCGGCGCAAACCCAACCGAGCAGGCTCCAACTGGTACCCGGCAGGCCAGACATGCGGAACGGAGGATAAGCCAGAACCAGCAGAGGAGGTGATGCCGGAACCGGAACAGGAACCCGCACCAGAGCCGCCGATGGAAGAGTTGTGCAACACCCAGTTTTGCGACGGGTGGGAGATGCCGCCTGATAACTACAGTGACTGGGGATTGCGTGAGGATGAAATATTCTAAGCAGAACGAACGTATATTGCCCACTTCACCTTTTCTACGAAAAATATTTTTTTGGAGGTATAAAACTTTGAACAAGAAAGAAGCTGAAACTTTGTTGATACTGACAAATTTTCTGCATGACCTGTGGCAGGGATTTAAGGCCATGGTGCTGGTTGGAAGCTGCATTGTGGTGATCCGGCTGGCGTTGCAGATGTTGGGTACTGTGGCCACGGTTGGAATTTTTGTGGCGCTGCCAGTTTTGTATGCGCTTTTGTGGGCGGCACTTTCCCGTGAGGCGTTTGACAGCGGGCGGGTTAGCATTGAAAAGATTTACAACCTGGAAAAAGCCGAAGACAAAGAGAATGACCCGGATAACAAGGAGGACGAGTAATGTTCGCACCACCACTATATATTGTGCGAAAGTTGAACCTGACCTACATTATCAATCATGACTATAACATCCAGATCAGCCAGGAGGAGGAAGAGCGCTTTTATGTAAAGCAGGGTGATAACATGCTGTTCCGGCAGATCCGGCTGCTTACATACGAGAGCAACGAGTACAATCGGTTTGTTGTGTTTGTGGATTGCGTGGGTGGCCAGAACAAGAAGGCGGCCATGAAGCGGTTGATCCAGCACGGGTTTAAGATTGGAAAGCAAGAGTTTGTGCTGAGTGAACGCAGCGCCAGTATGGTGCGGCAGGGGATCTTGAGCTTTGTGGACAGGCGGTTGGCCCACGACCTTGACGTGAGAATCACGATGGGAATACAGATCCAGGAAACAGTATTGAGTAGTTGTTAAAATTGCTCCTATAATAAGTAATTGTTATTAGCAAACTCCTTTAATTGCTGGAACGCCTTTAGAGCTTAGTAGGCTACAACACAGTGATGAAACAAGCGCAAGTGTGAGAGCTAGAAAACTACCAAGATTAGGTAATCAGCAGCGAAGCTCCGAACAGGGGAACGTTCATCGACTACCGCGAATGCGGGTAAGGCAAAGCGCCGAGAATGGGGAGCATCCTACTGGGATGAAGATATAGTCAGTGCATCTATGGAGACATAGAGAAATGAGGCTTTGATATATAATTGCAAGCTGAAACTTTTGCGCCTAGCGAACGCAGAAGAACAAACCAGAAATTTTACGCTTACCGCGGCCTGATGTATTCCAGCTGCCACTGCATTGAGAACTGGTACCCGACCATTGTGGTGGTGCCGGACTGTTTTGTGACGATACCAAACCAGAACATTAAATATGTATATGACCGCAAGATCCAGTTCAAAGACCGCAAGACCGGAGCTGACCGCGAGTGGGTGCAGAAAGACATTGCAGAAACTACCCGCGACATTGAGATAAACGCCTTTGACGGCTGCGGGATTGCACACCCCAAGATTATGCAGGAGATACAGCGGCGGTTGGGCAGTGAGACGCCCGTGACTAGTGTGGTGTGGCGTATGCCGTACTTTAAGGGTGTACTGAACCAGATGGATTATGAAACGTTTTTTGCAGAACGCGGGGTACGGTTTATTAAAGACATTTGGGGTGTGGAACACGATGTCAGCCCAGGGGCTGAACCCAAGATTATTGCCTGCGAGAGCATGTACAAGGGGTACAAGTATTTTAAGAAGACCGGCACGATTGCGGACTGGGAGGAATACTGGTACCAGTTCAAGAAGAACAAGCACTGCATTGGCATTGCAAAGTGGCAGTTTGACATTGACACAGAACCGCTATACACCCGCGGCAATTACCAGATTTTGCAGGACCTGGATTTGCCGGTAGACGAGTTTGAGCACCTGGCAGATTACAGCATTGATTGGGTTGAAAAGATTGAGAACGGTGACCCGGTATACACCTACTGCTTTTTGGGCATGCTGGCTGACCGGCACAAACCGCTGAATAATTATTGCGCGGCGATTTTGAAGAACCCGGAGATGCTGAAAGAGGAGGGGGTGCGAAAATACATAACCAACTTACTTGGAAAATATAAGGACGACATGAAGTGCGGCAAGTTGTGGCTGCGCGGAAGCTTTAAGTTCTTAGTGCCTGACCTGATTATGCTGATGGAACACATTGCCGGCCTACCCTTGAAGGGAGCGCTGGAGGCGGATGAGTTTTACAGTTTTGACAGAACAGGAACAACGCTTGGCGAACGGCTGATTGAACGCAACCCGCACATTTGCAAGAGCGAGCATGTGATCCTGAAAGGTGTGACCAACCCGTTGCTGGAAAAATATTGCGGCCAGTTGGTGAACACGTTAATTGTTAATTGCAAGAGTATTACCCCGCAGAGATTAAATGGCGCGGATCGAATGATGGTCCGGGGCTGTGGTAACACAGCATTTGGAACGGTGTGAACCCCTCGTCAGGGGTGTGGCCCATATGGGCTGCTAACAGGGAATGCCTGCCTGAGAGACGGCAGGAGAATCCTGTGGCTGGAAACGGCTGCAACGACTATCTGGGATGAGTGTACCAGGGTAAGGCTGCTATTGACACGCAGTTTGGAGCGCACCGCTGCCGGGAGACCGGTAGAAGATATAGTCTACACCTGCAAAAATGACGTAGGTGTGTACGACGGGGATTTGGTCCTAGTATTAAATAGCCCTTTGATGATGAATGGTGTGGACAGGAACGCAAAAATTGTAATTGACATTGAAGATAAAGTAACTGCGCTGGCGGAGAAGGATACGATCCAGAACCGCACGGCGTGCATTATGCGCAGCTTGAAGAGTTTGATTGGTGAAATTTCCAATTATGCGAGCTGCTACCACAACAAAACACCAAAAACCGAGAAGCAGAAAGAAACATACGCCCGGTATGTTGACCTGCTCTCCATAACCAACGGTGGCTTCGCCGTTGTAAAACCGCGTGAATGCCTTATCAGCAGTGTCGCCTAATGGGCGGCTAACGGTGAAACTCTTTACAATACAGCGTAAAGACAATACCGTGCCAAGCTTTGATTGCCAGTTACTGGTAATTACTGAAGGTGTAAAGACTAGGGGTGATGAGTGTAGCCCTGTAGGCCGGGAGATGATAGCCCGGACGCCAAGCGCGTGGCCATGGAAACATGGAAGAGATAGTCTGGCCTGTATGGTGACATACGGGGTAATTGAAAAACGAAAGCCATCAAGAATCGGTGGCCCTGTGCGGTGACGCGCAGTGGAAACAGCTGGTGAACCTGCAAGAGCAGGGTGTACACAGGACAAATGTGGAAACGCAGGAAATGGCGTTTTGTCTGTGTGCTAACAGGGAAACTATCGTGGTTGATACAATCCTGTGCCAAGCCTTATACATATAATAAGGAAGGTCAAGAGACTAGCCCGCAAGGGATGTACGCGATCCGGTGAAAATCCGGCGTGGAAGTGCCAGCCTCTCATACACGCCAAGAGTGTGAGATGATGATATAGTCCACAAGCAAGAATGCGATTTTGCAAAGACCGGTGTGTTGTACCCGGTGCCGCGGCAGATTGCCAAGTATGGCAGACCTTTGCCGTATTTTATGAAGTATGCAAGCCCGTACTACAAGCGGATGAAGCGCCTGAGCTGCGCCCACAGCAACATGAATAAGATGTGTTGGGTTATTGAAAAGTGGGCGGACGGGCTGCGCCACAAAAGGAGTGACGGGTTTGATTACACAATTATGATTGACGCGGAGGTGGGATTTAGCCAGGAGCATTTTGATGCGATTGAAAAAATCTACTTTGAGTTTAATAAAACGGTAGCCGAGCTGGCAGAAACTGAACACCACTGCCGTTACTTTGACCGGTTCAAAGATGAGCTGGAGGCTGAGGGCGTTACAAAGGAGTTTGCCGCCAACTTTGAGGTTGACTGGCAGCTGTACTATAACAAGTTCCGTGCCCGGTGTGCAGAGATTTGCTTTGACCCCAAAGAACTGGCCAACATTGCCGTGATGCTTTGCTACCAGAAATACCCCCGCCGCAGTAAGAAGTTTATGTGGGTAGTGGCCGGCACCGGCATTGTGGAGAACATCCAGCAGGTGAACATTTGCTTGCCGCAGCTGTGCGATGACGGTGAATACGAGTACCTGGGTAAGCGTTATGCCCTGGTGCCGGTTGGCAACGAACTGAACATTGAACCGATTGAAGGAGGAGAGGGGTAATGTATTACAGCTATTATTGCAATGAAAAGATGTTGCTGGATAACTTTGACGATTACAATGAAAGCCCGCGGCTGTTACGGCGGTTGTTGGCGCAGAGTGGGTATGAGCCAGATTTTTGTGCAGATATGCAGCTGGCTCATACAGATCCCAAGTACATAAGGCAGTATGACCGGTTGGACCTAATCCAGCAGTACAAGAAAAAACAGCTGAAGAAGTGTGGACTGCGGCAGGTTGACAAGATTTGCCTTTATGAGAGCGACCTGACTTACATCCGGCTGGCGATCCGTACTTATGGGCTGACGCAGCGACAGGTGAAGGTTTTGCTTGGCGTGATTGTTATGTGCCGGCTGAATGGTAGTGACACGCTGGATCTGATGAACCGATATAGGATCAAACAGTTTTGCTCTTGCTTTGGGCGAGATGTGACAGCGATACACATTGATGGCGCGAACTGGTGGGACGGTTATGAAGCGCCGGTGGAGCTGGATGTGCTGAGTGACAAGTGCGGTATATTGAACCGAATTACTTGCAAGCCGGGTCCGGGAAGGATTGGCTGTTTGTATGAGTACCCGTTTTATGATCACAAAAGCGAAGGTGTTTACTGCTGGGATGTGACGGCAGAGAACAACCGGTTGGATATGGATAAATTGTGCGCAGAGATTGGGCTGTTTGACAACCGGTACTGCGAAAAGTGTGGGGAAGAGATTGCGTGGAATGCCAAGGCACACTACTGCAAGACCTGCGCGGAATTGGAGAAAAACGCCAAGACGTTGGTCCGCGTAACCCGCTACAGAAACAAAAATAACACCTTGTAACGCTTGAAGCTGAAAACCCCCTATATATGATTATAGAGGGTAGAGTGCCCCTGACCATTATGGCCGGGGGTCTTTTTATTCTCAGATTATTTTTTTTATAAGGAGATTTTTGAAGATGATTGTTATTTCTAAGGAAGAAGCAAAAATGTTGCGCAAGAAGTTCCCCGGTGTGCATATGGTTACGACCGTGAACAAGACGATGGTGGACGAGCTGCCGTATGTGCTGCAGGCTTTGCCCAACAACTATTTTGCGCAGGAAGCTTTGGCTGAGATGGAGCGTGACCAGCGCCGCACCGGAATTGTGAATACACGGGGTGACGTGAATGCTTGAACTGCACAAGCTTGCCAAGGAAACTGACAATGAATACATCTACCGCATTTGTGCTGCCAAGGACCAGATTGGCACCTGGGACGATGTGGCGGATGTGATCAATAAAGAGCTGGGCCAGGACAAGGATGAGTGCGTATACCGCAAGAACTGGAAAGCGTTCAGCATGCTGGCGCACGCCAGTGAAACCAACTTGAGTGACGCCCAGCAGATTTTGGGCGAGATTAAAGAGCAGCGCCGCGAGCTGGAGAAAGAAAAGGTTAAGCTGCGGGATGAGCGCAATGAAGTGAGCCGCCTGATGCGGGTACAAGCCCGTGGAGAGAGCATGCGAGAGCTGATTGAACGGCGATTCAGCGCTTATAAGCCAGAGACTTTTGAACACATTGGGGTAGTTAGTACAGAAGCTCTGACGACCGACCTGATTGTTCACCTGACCGACCTGCATGCGGGAGTCAAGATTGAGAACCTTTACAACAGCTTTGACCAACAGGTACTACGTGCCCGGCTGAAGCGCTATGCGGAAAAGGTATATGTGATCCAGAAGCGCCACAATGGCCAGAATTGTTTTTTGGTGTTGGGCGGCGACCTGGTAAACGGTGAGATCCACCTGAACAACCGGCTGGAAAATAACGAGAATGTGGTGGACCAGGTGATCAGCGCCGGGGAAGCCGTGAGTTGGTTTGTGGCCGAACTGAGCCGTATGTTTGAACGTGTATACATTTATAGTGTGCCGGGCAACCACAGCCGGGTGTTCCCTGCCAAGGAGGATAACCAGCACGGTGAATACCTGGACAAGCTTGTGACTTATATTGTGGGCGCACGCTGCACGGCGCTGGGTAATGTGGAAACCTACCAGAATACGATTGACGAGACGATTGCGGACTTTATGGTTCGCGGACGGCTTGTATACGCGGTGCATGGCGACAAAGACACACCGGGCAGTGTGGTACAGACCTTGACCATGATGACAGGTGATAAACCGGATATTGTGCTGATGGGACACCGCCACACCAATGCCCTGACGACTGTATACGATACGAAAGTATACGAAAGCGGCTGTGTGGATGGCGCGGACAACTACTGCATGGATAAGAGATTGCGAAATAAACCGGAGCAGAACGTGCTGGTGGTGAATGCTTACGGCGTGGACTGCTGTTACGATATTACGCTGGATTAGAGCGTGGGATTTTTTGATGAGAGGGGATGGTTTTTAGAGTGGGTGAGTATGAGAAGAAGCAGCCCGAATACTTTTGCAGTTATTCGGCGCGGCTTACGAATTTTTTGAAGGCGTTTGGTTTGAGCTATGAGAGCCGGCAGATAAACCCCATTACCCAGACAAGCTACTGTGTGTTTAAGCGCAGCCAGAAATTGATGGATGTGGTGGAGTTTTGGAACGAGTGCCGGAACAACTTCCGTGATTATGATGAGAACGGGAACCGCGCCGATAAGGCGGGTGACTGAACATGGCCGGAAGACCGAAAGGCTCTAAAAATAAAGCTACAATTTTACGAGAAAACGCAGAAGCGCAGGCCAAGATCCGCCGCATGATGGCAGAGGACGATGGGCCTGCGTATTTTGTTTGCGCTTGTTGCGGCAAGCGGTTTATGCACCAGAAGGATAATTTTTCCCCTGCGCAGAGCGAGCTGTGGCGAGGGAACAACCATTACTTTCCGGTATGCAAAAGCTGCATGGACAAGCTGGTTGACCATTATACCCAGGCGCTGGGTAATGAGGATGAGGCCATGAAGCGGGTGTGCATGCTGTTTGACATTTATTACAGCGAGGGCCTGCTGAAAAGCACGGCAAAGCACGCTCCGAACACAAGCCGGATGACAGCTTGGATCAGACATTGCAATATGACCCAGAACCATGGCAAGACCTTTGATACCTACCTGGAAGAAATCAACGGGCGGGTGATCAATGATGTAAGCGATATCAGCGAGACACGACCAAACGGCGGCAAGGTAAGCCAGCGTATGGTTGGGTTTTGGGGGCCAGGGTTCAACGAGGCCGAGTATGTGCGGCTGGACAATGAATACAAGGACTGGATTACCCGGTATGAGTGCTCCACCAAGGCGCAGGAAGAATTGTTCAAAGCAATCAGTATGGCGCAGATTATGCTGACCAAGGCATACCAAACGGGTGACACCAAGAAGGTAAAAGAGGCCAGCGATACTTTGCAGAACCTGCTGGGCAGCGCCAATATTAAGCCGAACCAGACAAACGATAATGCGCTGGCAGAGGCAAATACCTTTGGCACTTTGATTAAAAAGTGGGAAGACAAAAAGCCGATCCCGGAAGCTGCGCCCGAATGGCGGGACGTGGATGGGATTGGTAAATATTTCCGCACTTGGGTGACAGGACCAATGATGGAACTGTTCAAAATCAAGAACCCGTGGCAGAAAGAATACGAGGAAGGCATGGCACCTTATACGGCGCACCGACCTGAATACACCGGCGGAGAAGAGGAAGAGAACGAGAGTATCCGCAACGCCATTTTTGGCACCCCCGGAGAGTGAGGTGGTGCCTGAATGGTGAAGAAAACTGCAAGAGAGGTTACGGAAGATAAGACAAGCCGGATCATGAATGCCGTGGCGCTGTGGGCCAGCTTTTACCGGGCGAACCCGCAGAGGTTTTGCAAGGATTATTTGAACGTAAACCTGAAGATGTTCCAACAGATTTTGATTTATTGCATGGCGCTATGCACAAATTTTTGTTTTATAGCGGCGCGTGGTCTAGGCAAGACGTTCCTATGTGCAATTTTCTGCTGTTGGAAAGCGATCTTGTACCCAGGCAGCTTGATTGTGATTGCGAGCAAAACGCGAAACCAGGGCAGCTTGGTACTGAAAAAGATTGAGCAGGAGTTAGTGCCGCGAAGCCCATTACTGCGCAGTGAGATAAAAGATATAACGATAAACCAGAGTGTGGCGAAGATAACCTTCCGCAATGACAGTGTGATTGAGGTTGTGACCGCCGCAGACACTGCCCGTGGCGGCCGTGCGAGCCTGTTGATTATTGACGAGTACCGCATGGTTGACAAGGAAGTGCTGGATCTGGTTTTGAAGAAGTTTTTGAACTATATCCGCCACCCTGGCTACATGGATAACCCCAAGTATGCTCATTTGGCGGAACGCAACCAGCAGATGTACCTAAGCTCTGCATGGTTTGAACAGCACTGGTCATGGGATTTGTGCAAAGATTACTTTGTGAACATGTTTGACACCACGAAAAATTACTATTGTTTCCGATTCCCATACCAGATGAGTATTAAGGAAAACCTGCTGCTGAAGAGCCAGGTAGAAGACGAGATGACAGAATCGACGTTTTCTGACATACGGTTCCGCATGGAAAATGAGGCGCTGTTTATTGGCACGACAGACGGCGGGCTATTTAGCTTTGACGACATTAACAAGCAGCGCAGGATCATAAAAGCGTTCTATGCGCCAAACATGATTTTGAACAATAAGGCGGCTTGCCAGTTGCCGGCCAAGAAGACCGGCGAGAAGCGGATTTTGACGGTCGATATTGCCCTGATGAGTTCTAAGCGCCGCGATAATGACGCCACCAGCATCTTTTTGAACAGTTTGGTGCCCGACAGTACAGGCAAGTGTACCAGCAACATGGTGTACACCGAAAACTGCGAGGGTATTATTACGCAAGATTTGGTGCTGAAACTACGCCGCTACTTTAAGTATTTTGAGTGTGACTACATTGGCATTGACGCAAAGGGTCTTGGTGCTCCTATTATGGATCTGCTGATGCATGAGTGCTATGACCCGGAGACGGGCGAGACATACCCGCCGCTGAACTGCTGCAATAACCCGGATTTCCAGGAGCGGTGCCCCGACAAGACGGCACCCAAGGTGATTTGGGCGATCATGGGCAGCAGCCAGTTTAATAACGACGTGACAATTGCGTTGCGAAGCGGAATCCAACAAGGGAGAATCCGGTTTTTGGAATCCGAATATGACTGCGAAGAGATTTTGCGGGCGAACATTAAAGGTTACGACAAGCTTTCACCCATGGAGAAGATGGCGCTGCAGATGCCGTACATCAATACCGGATTGGCTGTAAATGAGCTGGTGAACCTGGAATATGAAGCAACGAATAATTTGATCCGTGTGCATGAGAAGCCCGGCGCACGCAAGGACCGTTACAGCAGCCTGAGCTACAACTATTACATTGCGCTGCAGGTTGAACGCATGATGAGTAAAAACTTTATGCGCAATAAGAAGATTGAAATAAACTTTAGAGCGCCCAGACTGCGGCATTAAGGAGGCGGCTATATGGAAGAAATACAGCAGAAAAAGGTCGCCATGATCAGCCCGGACGGCAAGAAAAGCTTTGTGCCATTGACGGAATTTATGAGTAAGGTACGGTATGCGAACCTGGCAAACGTGAAGATCCGCGACCTGGAAAATAACCGCGACTACAACCCTACTTATAAAAAGTACACCAAGAGCCAGATTGTTACCTATTTGGCGAACCCGGCCAACTATGAAGTGCAGCTACGGCAGATGAGCCAATACCTGTTTAATATTTCGAACTATTACAGGCGGCTGATCCAGTATTTTGCCAACATGAGCACGTTCAGTTACATTGTGGTGCCGTATGGCGTTGATTATTCCAAGAATGTGAACCTGCAAAAATTCAAAAAAGGTTACTATGCGGTGACGGCACAGTTGGAAAAAATGAACCTGCGGCACGAGTTCAGCCGGGCGTTGATGGTGGCGTTCCGTGATGATGTGTATTACGGGTACGCATGGGAAACGAACGACAGCTACACATTCCAGCAGCTGGATGCAGACTATTGCAAGATCAGCAGCATTGAGGATGGTGTATACAACTTTGCGTTCAATTTTTCTTACTTTGATTCCCACCGTGAGCGATTACCAAATTTTCCGCCGGAATTTACCACGATGTACAGTGCGTACCAGAAGGATTCCAGCTTGAAGTGGCAGGAGTTGTCAAGTGAAAATTCTATCTGTTTGAAAGTAAACGAGCAGACGTATGTGCCGATCCCGCCGTTTGTGAGCTTGTTCAGCGCATTGGCGGATATTGAAGACTACCGGGCGATCAGTAAGGATGCCAGCGAAGTGAATAATTACAAGGCGTTGGCGCTGGAGATCCCGGTGGGGGATGACGGTACATTTTTGATTGACTACGACCTGTGCAAAGAGTTTTACGACATGCTGTGCAATGTGCTGCCGGAGAACATTGGCGCGATTATGAGTCCGATGAAGATCAGCAGCTGGGACTTTGAAAAAAGTGGAGCTGTAAGCGGCAGTGACGATGTGGCAAAAGCCGAAAATTCGATGTGGAAACAGGCGGGTGTAAACAATATCTTGTTTGGTGGCGGTGAAGACCCCAGCAGCTCTACGCTGAGCCTTTCTACCGTGAATGACCAGATGATTGTGTTTGCGATGATGCGGCAGATTGAACGCTGGATCAACCGTAAATTAAAGAGTGTTTCGACGGCAGTTAAGTTTAAGGTAAATATTTTAGATGTGACGTATTTTAACCGGCAGGAAGTGCATGACCGCCTTGTAAAAGATGGCCAGTACGGAATGCCGGTGCGCAGTGCCATTATGGCGACAAGCGGATACAGCCCAAGCGATATGGAGAACATGCAGTACCTGGAAAACACGGTATTGAACCTGTCGGCCAATGAGGTGCCGCTGATAAGCTCCAACACGCAGAGCGCTGCTGACAGTAATGCCGCGACAGATGAAGGCGGACGCCCCACAAATGCAAGTGAGGGTAAGACGCTGACAGACGCAGGCGAGAACAGCAGCGAGGAAGACCTGGCGACAGGAGGCTGATTGAGCGATGAAGCGTGAAGTTAAGGTGCGTGGCCGTGACGTGGTACTATATTTGCTGCGCCAGAAAAAGAAGCTAGTGCAGGAAGAGCGCGATAGTGGCGGCCATACAGTATATATTTTTGAACTTGACGACGATGATTTGAAGGCTGTGCAGGAGTTTGCCGCACAGCAGAAAAAACGAAATTACTTTTGAGAGACCGCTATGCAAGCGGCCTTTTTTAGTTTACGGGGTGATTGGATGTGAGTGAGCGGTTGAACCGCCTGCCAATTACCTTTGAAAAAACCGGAGAAGTGATGGGCAAAGATGCGCGTTTTATTAACGTGACGATTGATGTGCTGCATACTGGCGGCAACCTGAACGGATCGCGGTTTGAAAAAGAGGTAGTTGACCGGGCAGCAAAGAGTATTGCGAATACCCCGATTCTTGGATACATTGAGCAGAATGACGATGATGAGCTTGATTTTAAGGGCCACGAACATGAGCTGATTGTGGACGAGGACGGGATTCGATATGTATATGCCGGCAGCGCTTACGGTGTGATACCGGAGAGCTGCAACCCGCGCTGGGTAAGCCGGGATGACGGCACAGGAAAAACACGGGAATATTTGCGCGTTGACGGGTTGCTGTGGACCAAGTTTGACGATTCCTGTGGGATTTTTGAGCGGGATGTGGTGAAAGGGCAGAGCATGGAGATCACCAACATGGAAGGCTATGTGGATAAAGACGGCTACTATGTTGTGCAGAATTTTGATTTTGATGGCTGCTGCGTGCTTTCCACCACTGACCCGCAAATCCGACCAGTAATGACGGGTAGCACAGTTACGGCGAATTTTACCGCCGCGACGATTGCGAGCCAGGTTAAGGATATGCTGGCGGAATACACAGCTTTACAGAGATCTGAATCCTCCAAGGAGGCTCAGATAGATAATTTTGCGAAAGGAGACGATTGCTTGAAAGAAAAAGAAGAAATTCTGGCTTCTTACGGCATTGACGCTTCTACGCTGGAGTTCTCTTTGGAGGAAATTACCATTGAGGAACTGAAAGCGAAGTGTGAAGAGATGGCTGCAGCAAAATCTGCCGAGCCGGAAGAGCCGCAGGGTGAACCGGAAAGTGAGCCGGCCGCAGAGCCTGCTGCTGAACCTGCAGAACCCGAACCCCCGGCAGAACCGGAACCCGCTGCGGAACCGGAAGGCGGCGAACCTGCTGCGGATTACAGCCTGAACCTGTGCGACAAGCTGAACGAAGTAAACGAGGCCATTAGCGCTGAAACCATGATTGACCCGTGGGGCTATGAAGTGAGCCGCTATTGGCTGCAGGATGTGCAGGATGACCTTGCCGTTGTGATGGATTGCCAGGATTGGAAAATCTACAGCTTTACCTTTACCATGGATGGCGACAACGTGAAAGTTGATTTTGCCAGCAAGAAACGCATGAAGGTAAAGTACGAAGCCTGGGATGAAGGCAGTGCCGATATTGGCGTGCCCGCGCTGTACAGCACCATGGGCGACAAGGCCAAAGAGCAGACCGAAAAACTGGAGGCTGCCAACAAGCAGTACAGCGAACTGAAAGCAGAGTATGACGAGATGAAGCCGAAATATGATGCTTACGTTGCGGCCGAGGCTGCTGCTGCCAAAGAAGAAGAGAGCGCTAAACGCGAACAGCTGTTTGCCGTTATGGATCAGAAGCTGGATGGCGATGCTGATTATGCCAAGCTGCGAGATAACAAGACGATGGAGTTTACCGTTTTGGAGGATGCTTGCTACAAGCTGTTGGGCAAAAAAGCCGCTGAGTTCAGTTATGTTCCGTCCAAAGAAAAGAAGGGCGAGGTAAACAAGGTACGGTTTGGCGTGAATGGCACCCAGAAAACAGAGAAGCGCTATGGCGACCTGTTTGAACGTTATCTGCATACGAAAGAGTAAAAAAAAGGAGTTACATATTATGGCTAACATTAAACATGCTGTTGTTGGCACCGATATGCTGGTTGGTTCCAGCAACGCTGCCTACCTGAAGAGTGTTGTTTTTTACAAGGATGGCAGCCCTGCCGCCATTGATAATGGCAACATTGTTGTGATTGGTGATGCAATCGGCCCTGAAACCTACAAGGCTGAAGCACCTGCTGCTGATTCCAAGCGCCCTATGCTGGCCCTGGTCGCCGGCGTTGAGCTGTTTTACGATGAGACCCGCACCCATTACCTGACCGAGTGGGAGAACGAAGCTGGCAAGCCTGTTCGCGTTTACCTGCTGGTTGCCGGTGCTGATTCTTTCCGCGTTACTGCTGAAGCTTTTGACGGTACCCCCGAAAAGGGTAAGTTTGTTGCCTTTGCTGCTGGTTCTACCAAGCTGAAAATTGAAGCTGATGCTTCTGCTGACAATGTTTTTGGTGTGATCAAGCGCGATCCTGTGAAGGTTGGCTTTGGCGACGGCCAGTATACCTATTACATCGTTGACGTGATCGCCTGATTTTTGTATCAGCGAGTTAGTTATAACTAATTACTGGTGTGGCCTATGGCTGCACCTATCTTTATATGTAAAGGAGTATTAACATGGATGAGAAACTGATTAAGCTGGCCGTTGATGGCTACCATGGCCACCTGGGCGAATACAGCGTGAAAGACAGCCAGGAAGTTCTGCGCCAGGCCATGATTGAGGCTAATAATGGCAAGACCAGCATGAACTACAAGGATATCCGCGACGGTAAGTGCAGCAACCTGTTTGCTATTACCGAAGTTCTGATTGATAAGGTTAGTGAAGAGGGCCTGAAGGGTGACGAGTTCTTTACCAATTTTATTGAGGACCGCAACACCTCTCTGGGCGATACCAACATTTTCCATACCACCAAGCCGTGCCTGCTGACTGTTGCCGACATTGCTGAAGGTACCCAGGGCATCCGCCGTCAGCGCCTGGAAGCCGGCCAGGATATTACCGTGAATACCCAGCTGCGTGCTGTGAAGGTTTATGAGGAAATGAACCGCGTGCTGGCTGGCCGTATTGACTTTAATGACCTGGTTGACACTGTTGGCCGCAGCTTTACCCAGTATGATCTGGACAGCGCTTATCTGGCATGGACCAGCATGTTCACCAAGCTGGACCCCGTTTATACCCAGAGTGGTTCTTACAATGAGGACAAGCTGCTGGACCTGATTGAGCACATTGAGGCTTCTACCGGCGACACCGCTACGATTGTTGGCACCCGCAAGGCACTGCGCAAGATTACCACTGCTACCATGGGTGAGCAGGCCAAGAGCGACCTGTACAGCATGGGTTACCTGGGCCACATTGCCGGCACCCCGATGGTTGCGATGAAGCAGCGCCACAAGATCGGCTCTACTGAGTTTATTCTGCCTGACGACACTGTTTACATTTTTGCCGGCGACACCAAGCCCGTGAAGCGCGTTACCGAGGGTGAAGTTACCATGCTGATGGGCGACCCGATGAACAAGGCTGACCTGACCCAGGAATTCCTGATGACCAAGCGTACCGGTATTTCCATTATTCTGGACCGCGACTTTGGCAGCTACAAGTTTGCCTGATTTTGAACTGAACGATACCCCTGCCGCAAGGCGGGGGCTTTTTTATATAAGGAATATTTTGGAGGTATGTTTTGGCAACTGCGAAGATTACCAATGAGACCATGGTGGAATGCAAGAACGGCACCCATGGCAACTTGTTTTATGCTTCGACCCGCAACCCCGGCTACACCGTTGAGTGGACCGAGTTTGGCGAGGTGCAGGAGATGGACTACGCCGAGCTGCTTGTAATGCGTGGCAGCCAGCCGCGGTTTTTCCGTGATAACTGGATTTTGATTGAGGATGCCAATGTACTGCGCAAGCTGGGTGTGGAACGTTATTACAAGAATGCGCTGACCACGGAGAACTTTGACGAGGTATTTAAGTGGACCCCGGATGAGATCCGCGAGAAGGTGCCCAAGATGAGCGAAGGGATGCGCGACAGCATCCGTATCCGCGCAAAGGAGATGCTGAAAGCAGACCAGCTGGATAGCCGTGCCCTGATTAAAGCATTGAACGATGTGCTGGATTGCGATTTGGAAGAATCCGTTGTGTTGGAGGCACCCAAGAAACCCAGAACCCGCAAGAGCGGCGTTGAGATTGTGACGATCGGCGGAACCGAAGAATAATGAGAGGAATGGTGCGGGCCAATGGGCACAAGATACGAGGAAGTTTATGAGCGTTACCGTGGCCAAGTCCGCAACTATGAGTTCCTGGACTACGATGCGGTGACAAGAGAAGCAATGCAGCTGGATCTTTTGAAGATGGCGATCAGCGATTTTGAGGATGTGTGCAAACAGGACCTGAATGACAGGGAAGATGACCTGCTAGAGTTCAACATTACGCTGACGAACCGCGAGAAGGATATTTTGGCACTGGGCATGATTGTGCATTTTGTGCGCCAGTATGTTTATAACACAGACGCATTGCAGAATGGATTGAGCACAAAGGATTTTACGTTGTTTTCGCCAGCCAACCTGTTGGAGAAGATGACGACCTTGCTGACCACGACAGAGCGGCAACAGATGAAGGAAATTAACCTGTACTCTTTCCGCAATGGGGAAATTTCTAGTTTGACTGAGTGAGGTGGTAGCGTATGAACTATGAGACATATGCTGCTATGCTTTGCAGACACGGAAGTACGCGGCGTGACCGGATGGTTGAAAAGAGCAAACGGGACACGCTGAGAATGGGGCCTGACTCCCCTGCCTATAAAGAGGTAGAGATTGAGGGGGTACCCCACCACATGATGATTATTAGCAGCACGGTGACAAACCAGAAGATTATACGCACCATGCCGGGCGACAACTTTGAGATTGGAAAAATTATGCTGTTTAGTAAAAGCCATTGGCTGATTACAGAGCGCGATGCGGACGATGAAATAACCGTGCGCGGCAAAATTGAGCTGTGTAACCGGAGCATCCAGTGGCAGAACCATGAGACCGGGGAGATTATTACCCGGTGGGCGGTTGTGGACAAGCCGTATTTTTCCAACCTGAACGAAGATGTATACATGACCATTTCCAGCCGCGAATTCCAGGTGAAAATACCGTATGATGAGGAATCGGCGTTGCTGGACGTGGGGAAACGCCTGATGATGGAGCAGATTAACGGCAAGCCTAAAACTTACCGTGTGACCTGTGTGGACGCTATGACAGAACGCTACGACTGGAATGACGCCCAGACGGGATTTTTGGTTTTGAACCTTGAACAGGATCAGCATGTGGAAGAACAGGATAACGCCGAAAAGATGCTGTGTGATTACCAGGAGGTAAAGCAAGCACCGGAGGACGGCGAAGTGGTTATTAAATACGCGGGCGAACCTAAAGTGCGCATTTGCGGGCGTGGCAAGATTTTTAAGGCCACGATTGATGGCAAGCCGCTGCCGGGATGCACCTGGAGCCTGAGCGTTGATGATAAAACACTTGAAACAAAGGTATACCTTGCTAACAGTGTGCAGTGGAACCGGGTAACTGGGGACAGCTGCCGGGTATGCGCAGAGGATAATGCCGCGCTGAATGGAGCTACCGTGAAACTGACGGTTGTGGCACCGGACGGCAAGAGCACAGACAGCATTGCAGTAAAGGTGGTGGACGTATGAACCTGAGTGAGCTGGGAGAATACAAACACAAAGTAGCCGCCCTGCTGGCACAGGACGACACCATTATTAACCTGCTGCTTGGCCCCGTGGACGATGATACCGACACGGACGAGATGCTACTGGGCGATAAGAGCATTAGTACCGGACATATTTATGAGTTTGAGTATGTGCCGGAGATCAATGAAACGGCGGACACCTACCTGTGCATGGAGACCGTGGTGGCTAAGGCACCGAGCGATACGGCATACAGAGTGTATCTGTACATTTTTGCCTATTGCAATAAGAAGGTAATGAAGAGTTACCGACACCCCGGCGTGCTGGGGACGAAGGCCGATGTGTTGGCCATGAATGTTGACCGTTTGCTGAACGGCAGCGAAGATTTTGGAATTGGGAAGGTACGGTTACTGAACAATGATGTATACAAGCCGAATAATAATTATTATGGCCGCTGCATTACATACGAAGTGATGGCGTTCAACCGCAAGATGGGTGGCGCAAAGTGAAAGTACCGTACTATGAACTGCTGAATCCCGAAGGTTTTATGGTGAAAAATGTGGGCAGAGTACACTCGCCCCGACTGAGCGACATTAACAAGCGCGGCTATATGAGCTATCAGTTTGCGCTAAGTACCTTGCTGCTGACACCGCAGGCGATGTTTGAAGACATTGCCAAGGTAACAGGGCAGGAGAACCCGTATGAAGCTTTGAGCGAGGAGGAAAAAGCTACCATTAACACCTTTGATTTATTGAGTATGAGCAAAGAAAGCCAGGCGGAGATGATTGCCGCACTGGCCTTTTTTATTGATGCGCCACTTGAATATGATGAAGCGCACCATGCTGTGCTGGTGAATAAAATCGAAGTGGACGATAAGATCCTGATTGATGGTTCCATAACGCGAGATAACTGGGCAGAGATTTGCGACATTTGCCTGCAAACCGCGTACATAGACCAGAAGCGGGAGGAAAACTTGAAGTTCAAAAATGAGGCTGCCCGCAAGTTTTATGAACGATTCCAAAAGAAAAAGGCTGAATATGAAAAATCGAAACGAAAAGGGTATAAGAGTAACCCTGATTTGGAGTTGGGGAACATCATCTCTGCGCTGGCGACAAACCATAACAGCCTGAATTATACGAATATTTATGATTTGACGGTGTACCAGGTGCATGACACTTTTAACCGTCAGAATATAAAAAAACAAAATGAGATCCATGACATGAACTATGCCGTATGGGGTGGCGAAAACGACCTTGGCGGATGGTACAAACACATGGAGACTGATAAATGATAACGGAGGAATAAGATATGGCTGTAAATCCGAATATGGCGAACCGTGAAGTTGCCGATCTGGTTCTGCTTGATTACAAGACCAAGAAAGTTTTTCTGCCCATTGATTTTGCCAACGTGACCACCACTGACTTTACCGCAAACCGCGTGTTTGCAAAGGGCGGCCAGGGCGCACCGAACCGTGTTGGCTTTGATGGCGAGCGTGCGGGCACCCTGAAAGTTGATACCCAGATCATGCCTGTTAAGCTGTTTGCCCTGCTGAGCGGCCAGGACATTGGCAAGATTGCAAAGATTATGAAGCGCGAGGTGCTGACCGCCACCACTGACGGTATTGAGCTGAGTGAGACCCCGAAGGCCGGCACTGTGCAGGTTTTTGCTGTTTCTGACGACGCTGGCACTGAGATCAGTGATCTTACCACCACTGACAAGAAGGTTACTGGCGCTGGCCTGCAGGACGGCAAGAACTATATTGCCTACTACTTCTACGACAAGAACGATGGTGTTCAGACTGTCAAGTTTGATTCTGACACATTCCCGCGTGCCTTTGAGATCCACGGTATGATGCCGTTCAAGACCGAGGACGACGAGATGGTGCAGTGTGAGCTGGTTTACTACAAGGCTCAGCCGCAGGCAAGTTTCAGCCTGGCTTTCCAGAACACTGGTGATCCGACCACTGTTTCTATCACCTTTGACTGCATGGCCAACCAGGATGGCGACGTTTACGCCATGAACTTTATGGAGTGATCAACGCAAATCCCTACCTTATTATATATAGGTTTGAATTGTGATGTTTGATCCGTGGGGGAGCGAAAAGCTCCTCCATTTTTAGAACACGAAAGGAGTAGCGTGCATGGAAGACAAGAATACCGGCGGTTTTGCTGATGTGAAGATTGAACCTGTTGAAATTGCTGCCCCGCCCAAAGTGCCCCTGAAGCGCCAGGTGCGCCCGCTGAAGGGCGTGGTTGTATACTACAACAAGGAACGCGGCTACATGGGTTTTGAATGTGATGGGCACGGCTACCAGATGCCGGTGAAAGACGGCTATGCCGTTGGCGATGTAGTTAAGTTCAAGATTGCAGACGGGAAGATTGAGTTGTGCAAGTAAGCGGACGAAGCAAGTATAATGTGAGCCGTGACAAGAGCAAACGCACCTATGACGGGATTGTGTTTGACTCTGAACTTGAGATGAAATATTACAAGGATGTTGTGCTGCCGGGGGTTGCCAGCGGGGAGATTGTGGATTATCAGCTGCAGAAACCCTATGAGTTACAGCCAAAGTACCGCAAGGAACGTGGGGGAAGAATAGAGACGGTGCGAGCTATTAACTATGTGGCTGATTTTTGGTTGAAGTATAAAGACGGCACGACAGAGGTAATTGACACCAAGGGGTGCCCAGATACTGTGGCACTGATGAAACGGAAGATGTTTGATTATTTATACCCGGACGAGCATTTGCGCTGGATTGTGTACCGTAAACGGCGTGGCGGGTGGATTGATTACGAATAATGGAGAGCGCACGCCACGTCTATAGCTGTAAAATTTAGGCGGGGTTAGCTCGTGTTTAAGGGTAGAAATCAGAAATTATTGTTTTCCGTTCTGATAACGGTGTCGCCAGGTTGTGCGAACTGGATATTATAGAATTATAGTGAACCGTAAGGGAGGTGAGTGCTTTGAATATTACATCTAGCTATCAGGTAAGAATCGTTAATTGTAGTGTAAATCTCAATGAAACTGTTTGTATTTATCGCAAGGCGCTCGCCTATCTGATTGGCGTTGTCAATGAGAACTGGAATGCTGTTAAACGCATCGATACCGGTAATCTTGAGCAACAGCGCTATATTGATAAACTGGTTCATAGCACCAAAAACCATGAAGCCAAGTATCCTGATTTCGACAAGTTGTTCTATAAGTATCCGTCGTATCTGCGTCGTGCAACCATTACGGTCGCTATTGGTGCGGTGAGCAGTTATCGCAGCAACTTGGCAAATTGGGAAGTGTCCGACAAAAAGGATAAACAGCCTACCCTTCAAGTGGACAGAAAGGCTCTCCCTATATTCTTCCGCGATGATATGTTCCTCGTGGACGGCGCACCCGAAAAAGTGAAAGTCATAAAAAATCCTAAACCTAAGGACGAACTCACGGCAGAAGAAAAGAAAATCGAGAAAGCAAAGCGCAAAGCTGTTGAACTGCAGAACTCCCAAAATGAGCTGACTGCTTTGAGCAATCACTATACTGTCCGCTTGAAGGTTTTCTATAAAAACGACTGGGTATGGGCAACCGTCACGCTGCGTAAGACAGATATTGCTTACTTGCGCAAATACTGGATGCACGCTTGTGCGTCAGCCCCTATACTCGAAAAGCATTTTGGCAAATACAGCCTTCGTTTTGCGTTCGATGAAAACGTTAAACTGAGTGATACCCCTATCGATAAGCAGCGCGTCTGTGCCGTCGATTTAGGTCTCAATACCGATGCGGTATGCAGCATCATGACTGCTGATGGAACTATCCTTGCCAGGAGTTTTATCAACTTCCCAAGTGACAAAGACCATCTGTATCATGTGCTTAACCGCATCAAGAAGTTCCAAAGACTACATGGGTCCCGTGAAGCACATAACTTTTGGGCCTATGCAAAGCGCGTTAATGATGAATTATCCAAAAAGATTGCTGCCGCGGTTGTAGAATTCGCGGTTCTCTATTCTGCCGATGTAATTGTCTTTGAACATTTAGACTTCAAAGGCAAGAAAGCATCGTCCAAGAAGCAGAAAATCCAGATGTGGCGTAAAAATGGTATCCAGCACATTGCAGAGCATAAAGCTCACCGCTGTGGTATCCGCATTTCGCACATCTGCGCTTGGGGAACCAGCAAACTTGCGTATGACGGCAGCGGCAAAGTAAAACGCGCACCAGATAACCATTCCCTTGCTACTTTTGCAAGCAGCAAACAATACAATGCGGATTTGAATGCGTGCTACAATATCGGCGCACGCTATTTTATCCGCGAGGTAACAAAACCCATGTCAAAAAAGGCATGGTCTCAATGTAAGGCCAAAGTTCCTGACATTGAGCGCAGAACCCAATGCACTTTACATTCTCTCAGACAGCTGCATGACTTTTTGAACACTCCAAAAGAGATTCAACCCGAAGTAACTACCTGATGTAGATGTACTGTGTTGTGACAACTTTGCGGGAGACTAACCCTTATGTGGTGGCCAATGCCGTCAGGCGTTGTGAGCTAAGTTTGGGCCGTATCTCTACCTTCGGGTAACGCAGAGACTTACCGTGGGGTTACAATCCACGGAGAAGCCTCATCTATAACCGCAAGGCTTAGGTGTGGAGGTTCACTACGACACGCTGTAAAATTGTGATTATGCCAGGAAACGACAGAAAAGTTTGTTGAGCATGACAAAATTAGGGCATGGTACCCGAATAGAACATGAACACGGCTCCGCCTGAAAAGGGCGGGGCTTTTTATTTTGTAAGGAGTTTTTTATGGAAATTAAGAAGAACATCCGTGTGGGCGACAGAATTCGGTTTGTGGATTTTGTTTGCGACATGTGCGAGAAGGACGGCAAGCAGTATTACGCGCTGTTTGATTATGCTTGGCGCATTGCGGTGATTACCTTTTTTGCCCCGGAAGCGGAGCTGGACAAGATGGACACAGATGAAATGTGTGACTTTATTTACAGCCGACAGGGTATTGAAATTGTGGAAGACCCAGACATTGCGGTGATTACAGCGGGACTTTATGAGGCGTGTGAAGCCGAGATGAAAGACCGGAAAGAAAAATACATGAAGGTATTTGATGCGATCAATCACCCGGACCCGCTTGACCGGATTGCAGACGCCTTTGCAGAAATTGCAGGGAATTTGAGCCAGCTGGGAGACCAGGAATTTTTGGCTGATCTGGTAAAGAAAGTGCGTGAAGGAGAGCAGCCCGCAAAGAAGCCACCCGTGAAGATTGAGGTTGTGAACGGCAAGGAGAGTTAAATGGCCAAGACGGTAAGCACACAGAAAGGGCTGGAACTGGAACTGCAGCGGCGAATTAACCTGGCACTGAATGGCGGGGCGAAAACGGCTGTGGAGAATTGTTTGAAGAAGCATATCCAGGAAGATGTACTGGATGTATACCAGCCGAAAGTATATGAGCGCCGCGGCCAGGGCGAAGGGGCATTGGAAGCCGACAGCAGCGTGGTGAGCAGCGTGAGAGAACATGTGCTTACGGTAAAGGATATTGGTGTACCGAATGAATCAGCCGTTGGTGGGCAGTACAAAACCGGCACCAATACACCGCTTGCTGAGATGGTGGAGAAGGGCGATGTGAAAAACATTTGGGGGTCGCCACCTGATGCGGCCTATTTGCACCCGCGCCCGTTTGTGGCAAACACGGCAAAAGAAATCGCAGATGGGAACAGCGCCGTACATGGAGAGATTGTGAAAGCCATAAAAGAGCAGTTCCCTGATAACTAACGCGACGAGAGCTTCGGCTCTTGTCTTGAGCGGCTGATTTGAAAAAAGAAATCGGCCTTTGAAGGCTTGAGCCGAACCGTAAGGGGGAAAGTATATGGCGGAAGATTTAAGTATTAAGGTAAAAGTGGAACCTGACGGCGGTGGTGTGCAGGGGAAACTGAATGAGATTGCGAAAGACAAAAAATTTAATGTACAGATTGGCGATAAAAACCTAAAAACACAACTAAATAATATTACAAAAAAAATATCTAAAGATGCCCAGAAACAGCTTGAAGATCTTGAAAAGAGTTTGGCCATAATGAATGGCTATGGTCTTAGCGGTTTTAGTGGTGCTCAGCCTAAATCCGGCAAGAGCAGTAACAAGGGCGCAACCGATGCCCAAAGTGCGGCGATTGACGCATTGGACAAGAAGGCCCAGGCGCTGAAGGAAACCTATGAAGCACAGAAAAAGGTGTTGGAAGACCAGAAAGAGGCCATTGAAAAGGTCATTAAGGAACTGGAAAAAGAGCAGACGGTTCTGGATGGTATTATTAAGACTGTAACCAACCGCATTGACAAAGAAATTGACCGGCTGGAACACCAGTGGGATGACCTGAAAGAAAAGCTGGAGAAGGATAAAGACAACCTAGATTCCGCCATCAATGGTGCCAACTGGGTAATTGAGCAGCGGGTTAAAGAGCTGGAAAAAGCCAATGACGAATTGGAGGACAGTTACCAACCGCGGATTGATGCGCTGCAGGATGAGATTGATAAGCTGAATGAGGCCAACGATGCACAGGAAGAGGCTATTAGCCTGGCACAGAAGAAAGCTGCGCTGGATGCTGCATTGGCCGCCAAGAATGTGCGTGTGTACCGTGAGGGCAAGGGCTTTGTTTGGGAAGCCGACGAAAGTGCTGTTAAGAGCGCCGAAGAAGATTACAATGATGCCTTGCGCGACAAAGAGCACAATGACGCCATTGATAAGCTGACCAAGGAAAAAGAGGCCCTGGAAAAAGAGCTGGAGGACAAAAAGCAAGCCAACCAGGACAAGATTGACGCTTACAACGATTACAAAGAAAAGCTGGATGATGCCCAGAATGCTTATACCAATGCCAAAAACCTTGAGATTTTGCGCAAGCTGTACGGCGACAATGCCGATCAGATGATCTTGAACATGGACCAGAGCATGATTGATAAAATCACCTCTGATTACACGGAAAACATGCGTCAGACGGACTATGTGGAAGATCAGATCGAGCAGAACAAGAAGCTGATTGACCAGCTGGAAGAGTATAAGAGCAAATGGGAAGAGGTTGCGGACGCTTACGAAACCGAGCAGAACCGAATCAATACCGTAGCGCGGCTTGGGGCTGACTGGGAAGAAAAAATCCTGGGCCAGCGCATGGATGTGCTGACGGACTTTAAGAACCACTATGTTGATGTTTTGAAGCAGATTAAGGATAAGACCAAAGAGGTTGAAGACCTTGAATTGCAAATTAAGGTAGTGGAAAAGAAGTACAACGAAGATAATGCTGAGATTGAAAAGCAAAAGAAAGAGCTGCAATGGGAGAAAAACGAGATCACTCGCGCTAACCATGCAACCGGCATTATGAACGTTGCGGCCTTTGAACGTGCGCGTGTTGATGAGGCTGGGCCTGAGATTGTTGTGCGGCAGCCGGAAGCCGGACGCTACACCAGCCTGGAGGTTGGGGACGGCGTTGTGCCGGGAAACCTGACCCGCCGGCTGTTTAGCGCGGCAATTAACCCGGAAGCTTTTGTGGAGAGTGCTATTTTGAAGCGGATGGGGAATGTGAACGCTGAGTTGGCCAGTGCTGGCAGCAGCGGCGTACACATTGGCGACATTAACATTGTGATGAACGGTGTGAATGACGTTGAGAATTTTGGCCGCATTTTGCATCAGAACATTAGCTCCATTATGGCGCAGGAGTTCAGCAAGCGGTAATTACAAACAGGACAGAGGGAAACCAACCGAGAGGAATCAGCGGTTAGGTCCCTTATATAATAAGGTAAGATGACGGCTGTTGCTTTTTAAGGAGGCTCTGAATCATGTGCTATTTAGTAGCGAAAGATAGATATGCTCATGGCTGTGTTGCTTTGAAAACAACTCACGGCAAGCATCTTGTTGAAATGAAAAGAGCCTTAAATGCTGCGGTTGGCGACAAAGGCGTACAGTTAGTAACGATTAGCAGACCAACAGCATATGGAGAGTATGCTCCATACCGATTTGCCAAAACAGAACAAGAATTTAATGCTCTTGTACGAGCAATGCGATAATTTTATAAGTCAATTTACACCGGGTAACAGATTGTTGTTGTCCGGCTTTTTGTATGGTATAATGACCCTATTATAATAAAGTAGGAAGTGTTGTACCGATGGCAAAGACTGAGAGCCAAAACAAGCCGAACACGGAGTTTACGTTTAACCCGGAAGCCAAGAACAATAAAAATAGCTCCTCTTGGAAAAAAGCAGAGGACAAAAAGGAAAATAAGTGATGGAAATAACACAATACTTAAACGAGCTAGTTGCCATGATTCCTGCTATTTTGCAGTATGTGGTGCCTGGTTTATTGATGTTATGGATTTATAACAGGTTGCTTGACAAACAGTTGCCTCAACATTACCTGGTTTATTCTGTGGTAATTAGTTTTCTGCTTATGCAGGTGGTACCAACCAAGAAGTTACAGTATGTCATGGCTTGCGTTATTGCTGCCGTTCTTTCTGTTATGCGCAGGAATGTGAAAATTAAGCAGGTGTTACATAAGCTGTTCAAATGGTCCCCAAGCGATAGCGTGTGGGAAGATGTTATTGACTACAAACGTGGAACCAATATGGTAGTCTATACAGACTGCGAGAACGATTTTAGTGGTTCTTATGTTGGAATGGATGATAAAAAGAACGTATTACTTTTATCTGGATATGATGTTTTAGATAAAGAGGGTAATGCCCTTACAACAATGGATGACCGAATTGTTATGATTCCCAGAGGAGAAATTAAATACGTTGAGCTTTGTTATGATGAAAAATCAGATGTAAAGAAATATTGGTTTAAGCGATAAGTACGATGACGATATACCGGGTGGCCTATGTGGCTGCCCGGCTTTTTTATTTTGGAGGAAAAGCTATGGCAAAGAACACATTGGATGATGCCATTGCGGGGCTGAAAGACCTGGCAAAAGAGGTGAAGCGTTACTGCGAGAGACTGATTAGCAATGCCAAGTTTGACCGTACAGCTGTTGGCACAATTGTGAAGGTGCTGGACGATCACAGCGGCTATGTAGTGGCGGCTTTTGGCAAGGAATACACCATTGCGAGTAATGCGCTGTTCCAGGTGAACGATGCTGTGGCTGTGATTGCCCCGCAGAACGACTTTAAGCGGCTGTACATTAAGCCGTATGAAATTGACCGGAACCTGTTGAAGCAGGACAAGGTTGAGGAAGACTTAAAAGATTATGTGAATAAGGTTGACAAGCTGCAGGAACAGGTGGATGGCAAGGTTGAACAGTATTTTTATAACTATGACCCGACGCTTGAGAACTGGCCTGCTATGAGCTGGAAAGACGACGCCACAAAGAAAGCGCACAACGGCGATTTGTTTTATAACACCGACAGCAAGAAAGGCTGGCAGTGGACATACAACGAAGAAACAAAAACCGGTAGCTGGGTAGAAGTGACAGATAAGGAAACGCTGGATACGCTGGAAGCCGCAAGCAAGGCACAAGACACCGGAGATGGTAAGCGCCAGGTATTTACGGCTGATGCCAGCAAAGGGGAACACCCGGAGCCGCCGTATGACACGGGCGATTTGTGGTTTAATGGAGAAGACATTCTGGTTTGTACGGTAGCACGCACGGCCAGTGACAAATATAATGCCAGCGACTGGGTAAAAAAGGATAGTTACGCCAGCAAAGATGACATGAAAAATTATGTGGATGGTGTAACAAAAGATATGCAGGACCAGATTGACAGCAAGGCCGAGCAGCACTTTTACGCCTATGACCCTACGCTGGATAACGAGCCGGCCAAGAGCTGGACGACAGATGAGGAAAAAGAAAAACATGTGGATGACCTGTTTTATAACACAGAGACAGGCAAAGCATACCGATTTATGAAAGGTGACGATGGCAGCTACAAGTGGGAGCTGGTACAGGACAAAGATGTAACCAATGCACTTGAGGCGGCCAGCAAGGCACAGGATACGGCGGATGGAAAGCGGCGTGTGTTTACGGCAGATGCCAGCAAGGACGAACACCCCGACCCGCCGTATGACGAAGGTGATCTGTGGTACACGGGGGCAGAAGTGCTTGTTTGTGGAAAACCCAAGGCGAAAGGCGAGGCATATGATGCCGGAGATTGGGGCAAGAAAGACAATTACACGAACAAGGACGAAGTGATTGATGCGGTTGATAAAAAGCTAACACAGAAAGATATCTTTAACCGGCTGACGAACAATGGTGCAGCCAAGGGTATTTTTATCGACGAAGACACTGGCAACCTTTATTTTAGTGCTGATTTTATCTCTACTGGTACGCTGATGTCGTCTGACCAGAGTATTATGTTCAATTTAGCAGATGGTAGTTTGACAACAACGAATGAGGATAAAACCATTACAACTACGTTAAAAAATGGCGGGCTTACCTTAATCAATAATATGAATCAACGATTAACATTGGATTGTTCTGAAAACGGTGTACCGTATTTAATTCTGGCTGATGAATATGATGAAAATTCAAAAGGGTATTCAGAGCTTAACATTAACGAATTAAAGTTTGTAGGAAGCGATGGAAATAAAGGTGCGAGTATCAGCGTTACCGGGCTGTACGGAGATATTCATAATTGTCGAAGTATAAATTTTACAAATGATGGTGGTGGCACAATGCCTGGAATTTATAGTCAAGCTACATCTGGAGATTCTGACCACCAACTTATGTTGAGTTCTCAATATATGGTTATCTTTGATACACCAACGACGCAAGCAAAGGGGTCTTTACAACTTTATAAGCCAACCGATAAATCTGTTCCTGCTTTTTACATTTATGACGGCACCACCAACTGGGGCGGCCAAACTTTAGGCTGGGACGGCAGCAAAGAAGTAACCGCTCTTGACGCAAACACCCAGGCCGTACCGTTTGTATACGGAATTGAGCTTGTAAAAAATGCGCAGGGTTATGTGACCGATGTGAAGTTGAAACAGCATGGGCTGCGGTTTATTGGCGGCATTTTGGTTTAATTTTGACGAGGAGATTTTATGATGGAGAATTTTAATTTGAAATGCGAACAGTTGAAGACTTACATTTGTGATGGTGTGAACCAGGTTGGGTTGCCGCCGTATGCAGTGGAGTTGATTTTGGAGAGTTTGCTGCGTGATGTGCAGAATATCCGCAAGAGCGCGATACAGGAAGAGATGGAAGCGGCTAAGAAGGCTGCGGCAGAAAAGGCCGAGAAAACACCGGTTGATGCAGCAGAGGATAAGCCGGAAGAAAGCGTAAAATAAACATAAGCCAATAGCATGATTGAACGATAAGAATAACCGCCTGACCTTGATTGGTTGGGCGGCTTTTGTTGTTTAGAGAGGGAGGGGAGTGGCGGGAGGATGAGCAAACCAGCATTATATACCGTATCAGCATTTGATGCGACAAAAGATTATACATTCCGGTTCCGATACATTGGTGTGATTACCAAGGTGGAGGCGCAAATTTGGGCTAATGCCATGAGTGCAGAGGAACTGGGCAGCCCAACTTACCAGAGCGGTGAGGTGAGTACCCAGAGATCCGAGTTTACTTTGAAGGCCAGCAGCATTACAAACAGCAGCGCAGCGTTTGGCATTAAGGTACGGGTGTGCGGCCAGGACAGTGTGTGGAGCGAATGGAGCGACATTCTGCTGTTTTATTGTGTGGAGACACCGGTGTTTAAGTTCAAAGAGATCAGCACCAAGGACAAAACCAACATTGAATACAGTGCTTTTGAGTTTACAGTGCAATACGAGAGCACCCAGGGCGAAGAGCTGAACGAATATACGATTGAACTGTATGATGCCAGCAAGAGCCTGGTGAAAAGCAGCGAGACGCTGCGGGTGCCGGATAAGGCGTATATTATCAGCAACCTGCGCAATGACACGACTTATTACGCCAGAGCACAGGGCATTACCCAGCACGGCATGAAGCTGGACACTGGATTTTGTGAGCTGCTGATTGGCTATGTGGGCGGTGACGGCTATGCGGCGGTGGCGCTGGAAAACCATTATGAAGAGGGCTGCATTTGGGTAAAATCTTATGTTGTGACGATTGAGGGCAAGGACCGTAACGACAACAAAGATGATTACCACTATGTAAGCGGATCGGCCGGGGACCAGGCAGTAGACCTGACGGTGGATGACACCGACCCGGTTAAGGCCGACATGACGTTCAAAGACGGATTTAAGGTACAAGGCAGCCATGTGGAAGAAGGAAGCGTGGTGGACAGCAGCTATGCCTTGGGGCTGAACATGAGAAGCGACCGCTGGAACAAGCTACTGATTGGGCTGTGGAACAAACGGAGCAACGGGATCAGTATGCCGACAATGGACGAAGATCCGTATGCTTTGAAGCTGTTTTTGTGCCGCCGCGACATTGCGGACGATTACAGCAGCAATGCTTACAATTACCAGACGAACGAAAAGAAAACATGTTATTACCTGGAACTGACCTGCGGCGGATACTGTTTGCAAAGCAATGTAAAAACCAGTGCGCCGACTGGATGGTTTAAGGTGTATTTGAAAAACCAGGGCGGCCTGTTTGAGCTGCACTGGGAGTAAAGGAGGGGTGTGGAATGTTTGTGGGAGCCGATATTTTGATGGGACAGAATGCGATTTTGCCATACCCGCCTTATAATGAGGCGCTGAATGTGCTGAAACTGCAGAACGGTGTTTATGACGACCTGCTGTTAAGCCGTGATGCCGACAAGGATTACGGCAAGTACAATCTGGACAATGGATGGCAGGCCCAGACGGCCATTTATGCGGCCTTTAACGGTGATACCCTGGGCGGCAACCTGCGTTACCGAGCGGAACAGATCAGCGAGATGCGGTTAAAACGACGCCGGGTTGGAACCTACAACTGGATTACCCTGGCGACCAAGCACCGGCCAACCCCGGTGAATGATGAAACCCTGAAGGAATGGGAAAAAGAACTGAACAACTGGGTACACATTGATTGGTACGCAGATGGGCGCAACACCGAGTATGAGTATGCGTTTGTGCCGATTATTGACGATGCCGAGCAGGATATGTTCACGAACAAGATTTTGAGCAGCTTTGACGGTGCGGTGTTGACGGACGGAGACATTAGTTACCACCTGTTATTTGATGCCAGCGTGACCAGTACGACCAGAACACAGCCAAACAGTGTGGTGGAAACTATGAGCAGCCGTTACCCGTATGTGATTTACGGTAGCGACCTGAACTATGAGCAGGGCAATTTTACGGCCACTGTGCTGAAATACAGTTTTGACACGGATGATTATGACGGGGATGGCGGTGCCCGGTACCGCAAGCAGTTTGTGGACTGGTGTACCAACAAGAAGCCGAAGATCTTGAAGCTGTTTGACGGACGCAGCTGGATGGCGAACATTATTAACCAGCCGAGTATCAGCTACAGTGACCATTATGACAAGGTTGCCGTGGCGTTTGATTTTGTGGAGATTGGCAGCTTGGAGAGCAGCACCGATTTGTACCGCAACGGGTTTATTGCAGAAGATATTGAAGGGAGTTGATGCGCGATGTATGTGCCAAGCACAGAAGACATACGAACCTTATACTCCCATAACATTGAGCTGTACACCCGCATTGACCTGCTGAACGACCGGATGAAGACGATTGATAGTTTGCAGGGCATTACGACCGAGGGAAGAATTTCCGTAGATGCAGATGCGGACATCCGGCGAACGTACACTTCGACCATTGTGTTGGACGAAAAACATGCGATCAGCCAGTACAGCGAGAGCGAGTGGATGAACAAATACGTTTGGATTTACATTGGTGTGAAGACCCCGATGCTGGACGATATTATCTGGTACAGCCAGGGGGTATATGTGTTCAGCCAGAACGGATACAACTATGACACACAGACCCGGAGCCTGACCATTAACTGTATGGATCTGACAGCAATGCTGAATGACACGTTGGCCGGACAGCTGACAGGTATTAAAACCGTGTTTAAGGCCGGTGGCGGAATCCGCAGGGCGATGGTGGAGCTATTACAGGAAGTGGGAATCAACAAAGTATTTGTAGAATATTGGAACCGAACGATTCCTTATGACCAGGAGTTTGATGCGGCGACCAGTGTGTGGACAATTTTGACACAGTTGCGGGATTTGTATTACCCGTTTGAAATATTTTTTGAGGATGATGTGTTCAAATGCCAGCAGATCCCAAGCTGTGAGGATGACCCGCTGGTGTTGAATGCCGATGTGTTCAATGATTTGATCATCAGCGAAGACGCAACGGTGGATTACAGCGAGGTGCGAAACTGCGTAGAAGTGTTTGGCGCTGCGGCAAGCCCGGATGTGAGCTGCACAGACCTGGTGGTAGACACGACAAAGAAAACCATGACATTAAACGTGGTTGGGTTGGCATTGAGCGGTAAGAAGCTGATTTTGTTTACGCCGCCGGACAATGTGGCCGACCTGTACGATGCCGACAAAGGGTACCAGATGAAGATCAGCGCCAAAGCAACAGAGAGCAGCGATGTGGTTGTGACCGATGTTTTGAGCCTGTATACCATCAGCACAGATGAAGCCGGCAACAACAAAAAGGCCAAGCAGGACTGCATGAAACCAAAAGTACAATATGTGGTGCGCTACGATGCCGATTATTCCCCGAATGAGAATGGCGGTAAAGGGCGCTTTTATTTTTATGGGCAGGTACAGCCGCACGCCATGGTGATGCTGAAAGATGCCAAACCGAGCAAGGAAGAGCTGGACAAGCTGAAAGAAACCGAGAACTGCCAGAATTTGGAGGTTGTGAGTACCGCCAACCCGGATATTGAAGGGTATGAGGAGGACGACCAATTTTTGAACAGCCCGTTCAGCATTGAACGAATTGGACGGCGCAATGTGGTTTTGAGCGGCGGTGAATTCGACAATTACACCACAGATGACGGCATTTTGGATGTGGCAGAATACGAGCTATGGAAGCGGGCGCGATTGACCGACAGCATTACGGTGAAGATGCTGCTGGTGCCATGGTTGGATGTGAACACCAAGGTTGAATACTGCCCGCGTTACATGGGCGGCAAGACAGCCGTGCAATTTATTATTAAAAAGATTGATAAGAGCTTGGGGCAGGGAACGATGGATGTGACGCTGATGAGGTTTTACCCGTATTACCCGTACCCTGTAAAAGATGAGACAGGAGAGTGATAAGCAATGGCAGATACCTATACAAAGTTCCCGGAAGGTATTGATACGTTTGAAGACAATGCCGACCTGGACAGCGGCCATGCCGCGGCGGCAGCCCAGTACACCAAGTACCTGGCAGACGGTAAGTATACCGAGGCCAGCAATTACCTGAACCAGAACAGCGGCCTGCGCAAATACATTATTAAAGCGGCGGACATTAACCATGTGAAACATGCGATTACTGCACTGGAACAGCACTATGCCGGAGCGGTGAATTACATCATTGACGGCAAGTTTGACCCCGACATGATGATCCATGAATACAGCTACAGTTACAGCGGCGGGACCCATACCCTGACATGCAAGAGCGGCAGCAGTTACAGCAACGCAGCCAACGGTAAAGCATATTTTACCACGGCGTTCAGTGACGGACACAGACTGGTGATCAATGGCAAAGACATGACCAGTAATGCCTACTGCGGTACAGAGAAGCTGGGCGACGGTGCGATTGGTGCCGGGCAGTGGGTGATTTTTCAGTACGATACAAGGAGAAACATTGTAAATTTTACTAACGGCAGCGGCATTGGGGCTTCCAAGCTGGCTGCCACGACTGCTTTGCCGGACCAGGTGCTGGCAGGACAGACATTTTACAGCAAGAACAAAACTCTGAAAACCGGCACCATGCAGAATTACGGCAATGTAACGGCAGAGTTGGCCAACGGCGAGAGCTACCAGATCAAGGCCGGCTATTACAGCGGCGGTGCGATCAGCGCAAGCGGGCTGGGCAGCAATACGCCGGGCACTGCGGATGAAAAATCTATCCTGGAAGGAAAAACTGCCTGGGTAGATGGCAAGTTGGTGAAAGGATCTATCAAGACTTATTCTGCCACAACCCAGCTGCAGGGCGGCGAGCGCGAGAGCACCAAGATGACCGTGCAGAAAAAGGACGGTGTGACCCGGCTGTGTGTAGCCACAGATAACCAAAAAACCAACGATATTTACAGTGGCTGCTATTACGATAATGTGATGTGGCTGTGGGGAACCGCAAGCACGGCGGCCAAAGCCCTGTTGGAGGATGATACCACCAATGCGGCAACCGCCAATGATGTGGCCAGCGACAAGAAGTTTATTGATAAGAATGGCAACTGTACGCAGGGTACCCTGACCAGGCGCAGCTATGGCTTTGCCCATGACATGGGTTTTGGAACCGACAGCGAGTATTTTGCGCTGCGTAATATTGACGAGGGTGCATACAAAAGTGACGGTAATTTTTGGGCACCGGAAGTGCGCGTGAACCTGGCCGATTTCCGCAAAGGGATTGGCTGCACAGAAGATAAGATTGTGAACGGCGAAAGCATTGCCGACCTGACTGGTAAAGCTGGAGGCCGAATTGCAACGATTGATAAGGATACAACCAATGGCGACCATTACAGCAACGTGGTGACGACTGGCGGTTGCCAGCACGCATGGGTTGTGGTCAGTGTGAGTAAGACCGGAACAGAAAACAGACTTAACCGAGTGTGGGTGCAGGCCAGCAACGACGGCAGCAACTGGACGGACGTGTGGGACAGCGGAAGCGGACTGCAGGCTGTATACAAGCAGCAGGCTTTGAACACATCCACAGTGTACACCCAATGGCGCGTGAAGCTGAACAGCGATGGCGATAAGTGCCACGCCCATATTGTATTGTTTGTTTGAAAAAATAGAAAGGGGAGGAGGAAAACATGGCATTAAGTTTTGAAGAGTCGAAACGGATGGCGGCTGAGATGGCAGCCAAAGCAGAGCCAGTGGCATTGCAGGCTGAGGCTGCCCCCATGGTCACGATGGCTGATATGCCGGAGGCGCAGGCCAATGATGACGGCGGCTACACCCGCAGTGAAAAATACCTGTGGTACAGCCAATATAACGACGATGCGTTTTCGAGCATTGACGAGATGAAAAATGTTGTGATGGACGAGAGCCAGATCAACATTACCCAGGAAACCAACAGCCAGGTGATCCCGTTTAAGATGCCGCGGCGATATGACGGCATTGATTTGATGCAGATGATGCTGCAGGTACATTACCTGAATGTGGACGGGCAGGAAGCATATGCCACGCCGATCAATGTTACCTACAACGATGATACGATCCGGTTTTATTGGCTGGTTACAAATAGTGTGACAAGCAAGAAGGGAACCGTGCGCTTTGAGATCACTGCAACCGGTGTAAATGAACGCAGCGAAACCTATATGTGGCGCACACGACCAGACGGCGAGTTGAATATCTTGGAAGCTTTGAGTGGCACCAAGATGGTGGAACCGGATAACGACTGGTACACAAGCTTTGTTGCCCTGATGGACGAGAAGGTTGGCCAGGCTTCCAGCTATGCCAGTGCCGCACAGGCCAGCGCCCAGGATGCAGCCAACGCTGCGGCGGGTGTGGATAATAAGATTCAGAATGCAGCAGCAGGAATTAAACAGGAGCTGCAGAGTGACCTTGACACCAACTACACTAAGAAAACTGAGCTGACCACGGAGCTTGCCAAGTATTACAACAAGGAAGAAGTGGATGGCTTTGTTACACTGTTGGAAGGCAAGATTTCTGGGATTGACGGATTGGCGGCTTTTAACTGTGCGTATGATGCGGGCACCCGTGCTTTAACATTTTATAACGGCGATGCAGTGATTAAAACTGTAACCTTGAGCACCGACCCCAGCGCAGAGTGGACGACCGCATATGGCAAGACGGTGGATGCTAAGATCAGCGCAGCGGTAAACCCGGTAAGCACAGCACTGGATGAGTATAAGACCAGCAACAACGAGGCTGTGAAAGCTTTGCAGGATAGTGTGGGCGACCTGCCGAACACCTTGCAGAGTGATTATTATAATAAGGAAGCAACCAACAAACTGTTAGCTGATAAGGCAGACAAAACTGCTCTGGATGGATTTACCAATGATTTGACTGTGACCAAGAATACCGTGACAGCTTTGCAGGGCAGTGTGGATACGGCCAACAGTGACATTGCAGAAATCCAGGAAAAGATCAAAGATATTAAGCCCAGCAACGGCCATGAGTACGACATTACTTACACCAGTGATGACGGTCATTTGAGCCTGTTGGAAGACGGCACAACCAAGACTGTTGTTACCATTAAAGGTGGTGGCGGTGGCGGCGGTGAGGCAACCAGCACCATTACCATTGAACGAATTGGTGACAGCAGCCTGACGGTAGTTCAGGGCGACAGTGCATTGATCGGATTTAAGTTTACGAGTGTGGACAATGCTGGCGATGACACCGGCAATGCAACTGGCAACTGGTATGTGGGCAACACCAAGGTGGCAACCACAACCATCATCCAGGGCAAGAACACCTTTGATGTGACGCAATACTTGCATAGCGGTGACAACACCGTGCGGCTGCAGGTTACGGACAGCATGGGCAGTGTAGGCAGCAAGAACTGGTCGGTTAATGTTGTTGAGTTTTATTTGGAGAGCATTTTTGATGACTCTCTTTTTTATTCCGGCGAAGTAACTTACCGGTTTACTCCGTATGGCAATATTGCCAAAAACATCAGCTTTAAGTTGGATGGCAAGGCGATTGGCGGAACAAGCACTGCAGTGACAGGCCGCCAGATGACCTACAATTTGCCCACCAAGAAGCACGGCAGCCACCTGCTGGAAGTGAGCATGACGGCGGAGATCAATGGCAAACAGGTAACAAGCAACACCCTGCGCCACGATATTATGTGGGTGGAAGAGGGCAATAATACCCCGATTATCAGTTGCGCCGTGCTGGATTACAGTGCCAAACAGTACAGCAATGTTGCGATCAGCTATACCGTGTATGACCCGGCCAGCAGCAACACCAATGTGACCCTGGCTGTGGACGGCATTGTTGCCAGCAAGCTGACGGTAGGACGTACCAAACAGACCTGGACGTACAAGAGCAGTGAGATTGGCAGCCATGTGCTGACCATTACCTGCGGCGAGACGGTAAAGACTATCAATGTAAAAATTACCGAGCTGGGTATTAACATTGAGCCGGTGAAGACCAACCTGATGTTTGACTTTAACCCGGCTGGCCGAACCAATGCAGACGAAAACCGCCTGTGGACCGATGGCAATACTGCGATGACGGTAAGCGACAACTTTGACTGGAGCAATGGCGGCTACCAGATTGATGAGGACGGCGATACTTACTTTTGCGTGAAAGCCGGAACTACCGCCACGCTGGATTATAAGCTGTTTGCGGACGATGCCAAAAAGAAGGGTAAGAACTTTAAGCTGGTGTTTAAGACCACCAATGTGCGAGACTACGATGCTACGGCACTAACCTGCGCAAATGGCAACGTTGGTTTGACGGTACAGGCACAGAAAATTACCCTGACCAGCCAGCAGAACCGCATTGAGCTGCCGATTTGCGAAGATGACTTTTTGGAGTTTGAGTTCAATATTTTGCCGGACAGCAAGTATAAAGAGATGGTGCTATGGTGCGACGGTATCCCCTGCAAGGTGGAACTGTACGATGCAAGCGACAACTTTACACAAGCAAGTCCGGTTGGCATTACGATTGGCTCTGCGGACTGTGATGTACAGGTATACCGCATGAAAACCTACGGCATGGAGCTGTCGGACGATGAGATCCTGGACAACTTTATTGCGGATGCCAAGAACGCCGAGCTGATGATTGAACGCTATAACCGCAACGATATTACCAACGTGAGCGGCGAACTGGATGCTGACCTTTTGGCCGAGAAGTGCCCGGACCTGCGCATTATCAAGATCAGTGCTCCGACCTTTACGACCGGCAAAAAGAATGAGGTTTTTAATACCACCATCCAGCAGATTTACAAGAACGGACGCGCTGTGGAGGATAACTGGACCGCGATCGGCAGCCATAAAGGCCAGGGCACCAGCTCCAATGCGTATGGCGAGAGCGGCCGAAACATTGACATTAACTGTTCCGGCGGATTTACGTTTGGCGACGATAGCACCGGCAGTACCTATACCTTGACAGAGAACAGTATCCCGGAGAAATATTTTAATATCAAGGTAAACATTGCAAGCTCTGAAAACGCAAATAACGCCTGCATTGCAGATGATTACAACACGTTTAACCCATATATCCGCAAGGCGAAGAAAGAGAACCCGAAGGTGCGCGACACGATGGCGTTTTACCCATGCGTGGTGTTTATCCAGGAGACGGACGTGGAGAACGCGACGGTGTTTAAGGACGGCCAGTGGCATTTTTACGCCTGCGGTGATATTGGCAACAGCAAGAAGAACAATGATACCCAGGGCATGGACCCCGAAAACCACAAGGAAGTTATTGTTGAGATTGATAACAACACCGATGCCCAGACCCGCTTTTTGAGTGATGATTTGAGCCAGGAAACCTGGGACGGCGACCACAGCTTTGAGTTCCGCTATATTAGCAAAAAGTGTACCGAGGAAGAAACACAGGCGGCAAAGAATGCCTGGCAGAGCTTGCTGACCTGGGTAGTAAATGCAGATGATGCAGAGTTTAAGGCCCACTTTGAGGATCACTTCATCAAGGACAGTGTGCTGTTCTATTATCTGTTCACTGAGCGCCACACAATGGTGGATAACCGCGCCAAGAATGTGTTCCCCCACACAGAAGATCTGATCCATTGGGATTTTTGCATGGATTACGATAACGATACCTGCCAGGGTAACGACAACGAGGGCGGATTGACACTGACTTACGGCTATGAGGACACCGACACCATTGGCACCAAGAGCGTGTTTAACGCGGCAGACAGCAAACTGTGGTGCAAGGTGCGAGATCTTTTTGCGGACGACTTGCAGAAGATGTACCTGAACCGTGAGAGCGCTTTGGCCTGGAGTGCAAACCGTATTTTGCGCAAAATTGAGGCGTATCAGGATGTGAAGCCCGAAAAGCTTTGGATCATGGACATGCGGCGCAAATATTTTCGCACCTATGAAGACAATGGGACGACCAATTACCTGCCGATGATGCACGGCAACAAGCGCCACCAGCGCCGTCAGTACCAGAAGTACCAGGAAAAGTATATTGCAAGCAAGTACAGCGGTACGACCTGCACGGCTGATGATATGACGATCCGCGGCTATACCCCGACCAACTGGACAGGTGTGCAACCGGACGGTACGTTCCATATCCGCCCGTATGCAGATACCTATGTGAGTGTTTTGTATGGCTCCAACCCGGTAAAAATGCGCGGCAAGCGCGGCCAGACCTACACGATTGAGTGCCCGATTGCAGCCATGAACGATACCGAGGTTTATGTTTACAATGCCAGCCTGATACAGAGCATTGGCGACATTAGTGGATTTTACCCTGGGTATGTTGATTTTAGCCATGGTGCGAAATTGACCGACTTGCAGGTTGGCAACGGCACCGAAGGCTACCGCAACACAAACCTGACCGACTTTGCGGTTGGCAACAATACGCTGCTAGAACACCTGAATTTGCAGAATGTGCCGAACCTGAAGAAATCCATCAGCTTGGCGGGATGTGTAAACCTGACCGATTTTTATGCCGGCGGCAGCGGTATTACCGGTGTGGCGTTTGCCAAGGGCGGCAAGATTGAAAAGGCTGAACTGCCTGCGATTGCAAGCCTGACGGCACAGAGCCTGAACTACCTGACCGATTTGAAGATTGACGGCTATGAGAACATGACCACACTGGTTGTAGAAAGCTGCCCGACCATTGACCTGAAAGCCATGTTGGAAAAATGCACAGGTTTGAACCGCGTGCGCCTGACTGGCCTTGATTGGGAATGCGAGGACACAGCGCTGCTTGACCGGCTGTACACGATGACCGGCCTGGATGAGAACGGCTATAACACCGAGCACTCTGTATTGGAGGGCAAGGTACATGTGCCCATTATGCGTGAAAAGAAGCTGGCAGAGTTTAATGCACAGTGGCCGGATTTGAAGATCAGCTACAACACGCTGGTGGAACAGTTTACCTGGACCTTTGTGAATGATGATGACGAGCACACAGTTTTGGATGTGCAGTACATTGACAAGGGTGGTAAGGCTGTTGACCCTGTGACCCGTGCGGAGAAGCCGATCCCGAAGCCGACCAAGAAGAGTACGGTGAGCACTGACTTTACCTATGCTGGATGGGACACAGAGTTTGTTACAGTATTTACCAACCAGACCGTAACGGCCAAATATACCGAGAGTGTGCGGAAGTATACCGTGCGCTACCTGAACAATGGTGCGGAAAAGCAGAAAACAGTTGCCCCCTATGGCAGCATGGTGTTGTACGAAGGTGATACCCCGGCCTACACGGCGGAGGAAGGTGCCTATAAGTTCTACCTGTTTGACCATTGGGACAAGGGCGGATATGTGAACGGAGACAAGGACATCAATGCGGTATATGACAGCTGCGAATATACCTCTGGTTATTTTGACGGCAAAGAGATTGGCAGTTTGCGCCCGGTCGAGATTTACGCAATGAAAAAGGTTGGTGTGGAGAATAAGGTGGTTAGCCCCAAGGACGCTGTGACCATTACAATGGGCAACGACTTTAGCTACTCTGACATTGAAGAGAAGGTTTTGATCAACGAGAAAAAGACCTTTGATGGCACCAACTATGTGGATACTGGTGTGCAGCTGTTGAAGGAAGACCGAGACTGGGTGCTGGCGGTAGATTACCGGATGACCACAACCGATACGGCCAATGCTGTGCTGATGCAGTGTTTTGAAACTAACGGCATGAACGGTATCCGCATTTGGAACAATAATGGAGCCAAGATCAGTTGGGGCACCGAAAGCGCAACAGCTGCCACAGTTGGAACCCGTGACATGGTGGTAATGCGCCACAAGAAGGGCGAAAATAACCTGCATGTGTATACGGCCAACATTTACGGTGACGACATTGTTTACACCGAGATTAACCGTGGACGAATTACACAGACCAATGCAACGCTGGTGTTTGGTTGCGCCAAGGCCGATGACGGGGAATATGAACGGTTTGCCAAGGGTGATGTGTACTGGGCGAAAGTTTGGTATGCAGACCTGGGCGACAATGCCTGCCGGAAGCTGGCTGCATGGCCGCATGAAACCCGCGAATTTGAGATGTGCGGATTTAAGCAGTATTATTTAAGTGATAACACAAACAAGCGCTGCGCAATGACGTTTTTGGCGAAAAATACGCTGGCACGCAAGATGCCGATTACCAGCAGCTATTACAACAATGGCGGTTGGCCCGCAGCAACGCTGCGCACTTACCTGGACAAGCGGCTGCCGAATGCCTTGCCAATTGGATGGCAGCAGTTGATCCAGCAGGTAAAAGTGACATCCAGTGCGGGCGGAACATCCAAGGAAATTGTGACGGCGGATTGTTACTTCTTTATACCGGCTGCATATGAGCTGAACCCCAGCATGAACAGTGAGCCGTATATTTATGAAGGTACAACGATCAGTTACATGACAGATAATCAGAGCCGAATCTGCTATGACGATGATGGCGCGGCCACCACTTATTGGACACGCAGCCCGAATGTTCAGTATGCAGATTACTTTTTGCAGGTTGCGGCAGACGGCCAGATTTACAGCTATGTTACCCCGAATGAGCAGCATGGCGTGCGCGTGATGTTCAGCGTGTAAAGGAGGTTGAGGGACGAAATGTATTACAAGGTGATATATAACGGCCAGGTGATTGATACCCTTGACCACCTGAGTTTTGTGAAATACCAGGCGAAACACGGGATTATGGTGAACTGCACGGCAGATGATGCCGAAGGAATTGTGAGCAGTGATGGGCGCTACATCTGGCATGTGGACGGATACTATAACATTCCGGCGGCAGGATACGATACCGTGCAGCTGGAAGAGATCAGTGTTTACGAATATGACAAGCTGAAAGCCTTGGGGGCCAAAACCCCTGAGGCTATTATTGATGCTTATACCCTGAGCCTGATTGAAGGAGGTGTGCTATGAGCGACTTTGTGGAGAGTTTGCGGCGGCTGTATTTGGATCGCCGATTAAAAGAAGCAACCCTAAATGCGCTGTGGCACAAGGGCAAAATCAGCCGCAATGAGTTTGACTACATTGTGGGCGGAAAGGAGACGAGCAATGTACACGATCCTGATTAACGAGGACAATACCCTGACCGCCAGTGTGGTGGAGCGCGTGATGCAGCAGAGCAAACTGGTAGACACCCTGCATTTTTTGGCTGACCCGGAATATAAGGGCAAAGACATGCGCGACTATGTGGTAATGCTGGAATACCGGTTGCCGGTGAGCAAGAAATACCGCACCGAGTTTTTGACGCTGAGTGACGAGCTGTATAAAAACAAGCTGGAATATAAGCTGCCTTTTGACACAGCGCTGACCAGTGAGGCTGGTGTGATTGAGTTCCAGCTGACCTTTGGTAACATTGAGATGGATGTTGAAGGCAGAACCACCCAGTATATCCGCAAGGTTGGACCGGGCGAAATTAAAATTGTTGATGTTTACGACTGGGCGGCCACGATCCCGGACGAAGCACTGAATGCTTTGGACCAGCGGATTATTGCGATGCAGGCCATGCTGAAGGCCATGATTGATAAGAGCAACGCCATGATGAACAGCAAGGCTGACAACCTGAGCTACAAGAATGACATGCTGCAGCTGACCGCCAACGGAAGCCCGATTGGCAATGCGGTAGAGATCAAGAGCAGCGGCGGTTCCGGCGGCGGTGATAGTACAACTGATGGAAATATGCGGGTGGTTGAGTTTTAAGGCTTGGCCGCCTGCGTTTTTTCTATATAGCGACAAATGGAGAAAGGAGTTGGGAGAATGGCAACCACAAGCAAGTTGGGCTATGGTAACGCGGAAAATCTGGATACAGCAATTACGAATGGAATTATTGACGAGAAGGACCTGGTTATTACCAAGGATACATCGGAGTTTTATTACATCCGTGACGATAAGAGCAAACAGGCGATCCGCCCCCGTACCCGTGTTTTTGACAGCAACGGGCAAGCCAATGAGCAGCTGAACAACAGCAGCGACACTTATGCCGGACAGACCGTAATGATTAAAAACACCGAGGGCAAGTACGAGCCGTGGATTGTACAGCTGTTGGACACCGGGAAGTTTGCTGTTGAGCCGTTCAGCACTGCAAGCACTGGATTTGTTTGGCAGGAATTTTAACCGACAAAAACAACATGAAATTCAAGGAGAGATAATTATGGCAGAAGTAAAATTTAATTATGGCACCAAAGCTAACTTTGAAGCCCTGCAGGCAAAGGACAACGACACCCTGTATTTTTTGACTGACACTTTGCAGATTTTTAAGGGTGCAGTTGAATACACCAAGAGCTGCAAGCTGGTGAGCACCCTGCCTGGTTCCGGCCAGGTGCAGGGCGTTGTTTATGTGCGCACCAGCGACTTTACCCTGCATGTGTTCAATGGCACCAGCTATATCCAGCTGAACAAGGCCACCGTAACTGAGATCCCGGCTGCCGACGCCAGCGATGACAATGTGCCGACCACCAAGGCTGTTGCCGACTACGTTGATGCCAAGATTGAGGGCGTTATTGGCAGCAAGGGTGTGTTTGTTACCGATGTTACTTACAATGATGGCGTGCTGAGTGTTGCCAAGGGCGGCGACCCCGTTACTACCACCCTGACTGGCGTTGTGCATACACCGACTTATGACGCAAGCACCCGCACCATCAAGCTACCGGTATTTGGCGGTGACGAACTGACCATTGCGCTGGGCAAGGATCTGGTTGTGACCAGCGGTACTTATAATGCCAAGGACAAAAACATTGAGCTGACCATTACCAGCGGCGATGTGATCAAGATCCCGGTTGGCAGCCTGATTGATGTTTACACCGGTCTGGCAACTTCCACCGCTGAGGTTACTGTTTCTACCGACAATAAAATCAGCGTGAAGGTGAAGGTGAGCGCCAAGGCTGACAACTCCATTACCCTGGAGGAAGACGGCCTGTATGTTGCTGTGCCCGATGCTTATACCAAGGCTGAAGCTGACAAAAAGATCAAGGCTGTGCAGACCGCCCTGGATACACACACTGCGAATGCCGACATCCATGTGACCAAGGAACAGAAGGCCGCCTGGGATGCCAAGGTGGGCACTGAACAGCTGGCTGCCGCCAAGAGCGAGGCCATTGCTGCTGCCGCTGCTGACGCAACCACCAAGGCTGATGCTGCCCGTGATGCCGCCAAGGAGTATGCTGACGGCCTGAACACTGCCATGGATACCCGCGTGAAGGTTGTTGAGGGCGCTATTACCTGGAAGACCATTGGCTGAGACGGCCAAGCGGTTAGTTATTTCAAATTGACATAAAAAATAGCCTTCGCTGCAGGGCCAGTGTTTTGCGAGTAGGAGAACATGCACTGTGCAGCGAAGGCTTTATATTGTATTGACAAACAACGATGTTGAATATATAATAATAGTAGAACTAAGGCACCGACATAGACGGTCGCACCTCAGTTTACGATGAAACTACAATGGCTAAACCATCATAGCAAAAACCGCTCTGGTTGCGACAGGGCGGTTTTACTTTTTATTACCACGAAAAAACGTGATAACTGCTACGACAGTTTGTACCCCAGTGAACACAACGCCAATAATGACGATGGTATCAACAAAGGATAGATCCGGCATAAGCATCACCTCCTGGCAAAAATAAATTTACCGGAAGGCAAAGTAAGGGCGCTCCACAATGCCTTGCGGCAGATGGGAGGTTTGACCGCCTATTACGTCTATGAGGAAGATATGGCAAAAAGGAATAAACGTTGGTGCCTTAGTTCTGCTATTATTATACTGTCAATGCAAAATTTGTCAAATTAAATACTGAATCGAAACCGCTTATCTGTACGCAGGTAGGCGGTTTTTTTATTGTTACAAAAAGGAGTTTTACGATGTCAAAACTTTCTTTATGCGAGATCCAACAGTCGCAGCTGGATAAAACTCCTATTGTGGATGGACAGCTGGTATGCTGCTTGGATACGGGAAACACTTACCGGGACACAGCCGGCGGGCGAGTTCGGATTGGAAGCGATCTGGAACGAGTGAGTGAGCTGCCATTGGCCCCGCTGGCCGGGAAGATTTATTACCTGCCGCCCGGAGATTTATATATTTATAACTCTGGTTGGGTAATGCTGAATGATACTGATTTTACAATTGGGGCCAGCAAGGCTGATGCCACAGAAGTCAATTTGGAGCTGAAACATGGTGATGTGGCAAAAGGTACGGTAAAGGTGCGCGGCACCGGCATTACGAGCGTGACGGCGGATGCAGATGGGAGACTGATTATCAACACCCCAAGCCCGGAAGCTGTGATTGACGAGATTACCAACAGCCAAATTGATAATTTATTCAAAGACGAATAGGAGGGGATAATATGAAATTTTTGAGTTATGACGGTCTGCTTTATTTTTGTCAGAAGATTAAAGCTTTGCTGGCGGGCAAGGTAGACAAGGTTGATGGCAAGGGGCTTTCGACCAATGATTACACCACGGCAGAAAAGACCAAACTGGCCGGCCTGATGAATTACATCCACCCGACAACCAGCGGGAATAAACATATCCCTGCAGGCGGCAGTGCCAACCAGATTTTGGGTTGGAGCGCGGACGGCACCGCTAAGTGGGTAAACGAAAAGGATACCACCTACAGCGTGATGAGCGGCGCAACGGTTGATGCGGATGGCAAGAGCGGATTGGTGCCCAGCCCGACGAAGGGTGCGCAGCGCTGGCTGGATTCGACCGGTGCTTGGACGACCCCTCCGAACACCACCTATGGAGCTGCAAGCACCACGAGCGCCGGCCTGATGAGTGCCGCTGATAAGAAGAAGCTGGACGGTGTTGCGGACGGTGCAAACAAATATGTACATCCAGCTACAAGCGGCAACAAGCACATCCCGGTAGGTGGTTCTGACGGCATGATCCTGGGCTGGAGTGCCGATGGTACGGCCAAGTGGGTTGCTGACAAAGACACCACCTATACCAACTTTAAGGGTGCGACCGCTGATACGGCTGGTAGTTCCGGCCTGGTGAGCGCACCTGCCAAAGGGCAGCAGGGATTGTATCTGCGCGGTGATGGCACCTGGGCAACCCCGACCAATACCACTTACAACGATGCAACCCAGAGCGCACACGGTTTGATGACCGCCGCTGACAAAACAAAACTGGACGGCATTGCTGCCGGTGCCAACAAGTATGTACACCCCAGCTATACCGCACATGACAGTGGCCTGTACAAAATTACTGTGGATGCGACCGGACATGTGAGCACTGTGACTGCGGTTGCCAAGGGCGATATTACGGCATTGGGTATCCCCAGCACCAACACCACCTACAATGATGCCACCCAGAGCACCCATGGTCTGATGAGCACTGCCGACAAGAAGAAACTAGATGCTTTTGGCGCGGCAAGCACCTATGCCCTGAAGAGCGACATTACCGCTATGTACCGTTACAAAGGCAGTGTGGCAAGCTATGACAAGCTGCCGACCAGCGGCCAGACCATTGGTGATGTATACGACGTTGGCAATGGCATGAACTATGCCTGGAATGGCGAGAAGTGGGATGGACTGGGCCAGGTGTTTACCATTGATGCGATCCAGAACACTGAAATTGATACCATTTTGGCATCTTAAAAACTAAACCAAGAGGAGGTGTGGTAAAGTGGGATATTTGAGTAACGCGGGGTTAAGCTACTTTTTTGGCAAGCTGAAAACCATTTTTGCGCCCATTAGCCACGGGCACGGGGGAGCTACACAGAGCGCGGCTGGCTTTATGAGCGCAGCCGATAAGAAAAAATTGGATGGGATTGCCGAGGGGGCGAACAAATACAGCCTGCCCACGGCGACCAGCAGTGTGTTGGGCGGCGTGAAAACCGGAGCGAACATTACAAACAACAGCGGCGTGCTTAGTGTGACGGCGGCCAATGTAACGAATGCACTGGGATACACCCCACCCAAACAGGACACAAACACATGGCGGCCGGTTGTGAACAGCTTGACCAGCAGCGCGACCGACCAGAGCCTTGCGGCAAACCAGGGTAAGATCCTGAATGAGAGCAAAGCCGCCATGATTGTGTTGACAAACGAGAACTTAAACGATGTGGTGACGCCAGGATTTTACAGTTCTGGCGGCAGCAACAACGTGACAAATAAACCAAGTAACGTAGACCATTTTGGCTTGATTGTGATCCACCGGGCAAGTGGGAGTTATTATACCCAGATTGTTTACAGCGACAGTGCTGCTTACCGCCGCCATTGTGTAAACGGGACCTGGAGCGGATGGGTGCAGGACAAGCTGACAGATACCGACACTTGGCGCGGCATCCAAAACAATTTGACCAGCGACAGTACGACCGACAGTTTGAGCGCAGCGCAGGGCAAAGTTTTGAAGGCGTTAATTGACGGCAAAGCAGCGAGCAACCACACCCACAATTATGCTGGGTCCAGCAGTGCGGGCGGTGCTGCAACGAGTGCCAACAAGGTGAATGCAGCTTTGACGATTAACCTGAATGGGACAAGCCAGGGTGCATGGGATGGCAGCAGTGCAAAATCGATCAGCATTACGGCAGCCAGTGTGGGCGCAACAAGTGTGACAATTAGCAGGTGGTGATTTTTTATATGGGAGTTTATTTAGGAAGTACGCAGGTAGATATGCAGGGCGGTTTTGTGACTGGTGGTGCCAGCGGGGCGAGTTTGCAGAGCAAGACAGTCAGCCCCAGTGAGAGCGCACAGACGATCAAGGCAGACAATGGCTATGACGGTTTGAGCCAGGTTACAGTAAATGCAGTATCGAGAACTTATGTGGGAAGCGGCGTAACGAAAAAGAGTGCTGCGACTTATACGCCGGGAACGATTGACCAGAGCATTGCATCCGGCCAGTATTTGAATGGAACCCAGACGATTAAGGGTGACAGCAATTTGACTGCGGCCAATATTAAGAGCGGTGTAAAGATTTTTAATGTGACAGGCAGTTATACCGGGAGCAGCAGTGGCGGAAACACGCCAAACTTGCAGACCAAAACGGTTACGCCCAGCGAGAGCACCCAGACGGTAAGCCCGGACAGCGGATATGACGGACTGAGCAAAGTGACCGTGAATGCGATATCGAGCACTTATATTGGCAGTGATGTGACCAAAAAAAGCGCAGCAACTTACATCCCGAAGACAACCGACCAGAGCATTGCATCTGGGCAATACCTGAGCGGGACACAAACAATCAAGGGCGATGCAAACCTGGTGGCCGGGAACATTAAGAGCGGTGTGAGCGTTTTTGGTGTGACAGGTACTTATACCGGCGGCGGGAGTTCCGGCGGCAGTGGCAATAACAATGTAGAGGCTTATGCCGTTACCAGCACCAGCCCAAGCGTTAGTTTTAAGACCGCCAGCGGAACCATTAAGATTTGGGGCTACGGCACCATAACCAGTCAAGGCGGCTGGGGCGGGCAGACTACGAGCCTGATTGCGTTTGCAGGCGACAAGTATTACAAGGGCGCCATATACGGCAGCCCAAGCAGCACCAGCCTGAGCCTGAGCATCAGCGGCGGAAAACTGACGGGACTGCCGAGCGGACTATCCGCAATCAGCGCGATTGTGACGAGAGGTATTTGATTATGGCGACGGATACAAAACTTGACAACCTGGTGATCAACTACCTGACCCAGAGCCAGTACGACAATGCGAAAAGTTCTGGAACGTTGAATGCGAACCAGATTTATATGACACCAGCCTCCTCCAGTACCTATACGCTGCCTGCCGCTACCAGTTCAACTCTTGGCGGTGTAAAAATCGGGAGTAACATTACGGTGAGTTCCGGTACGATCAGCCTGACAAAGGCGAACGTGACAAGTGCTTTGGGGTATACACCGCCGACAACAGATACGAAATATACACTGCCGACAGGTAATGCTTCGACCGCGGGCGGCGTGAAGCTGAGCGATTCGACCAGTTCAATCAGTTCAACCAGCGGAGGAATTGCAGCAACACCAGCAGCGGTATTTGCAGCCATCGCGGAAGCAAAACTTGCGGCCTGGCCGATTGGCAGCATTTACATGAGCGTAAACAGTACAAGCCCGGCAAATCTATTTGGTGGCACGTGGGAAATGATATCTGATACTTTCCTGTTTGCTGCTTCCAGCAGTCATCCCGCAGGTAGCACTGGGGGCGAATTCGCCCATAAGCTTACACAAAGCGAGCTACCGGATTATTCGCTGTCTGTGGCCAACGGAAGCAACGTAATACGCTCCAAAACCGGAAGCTCTGTGGATGCGTATGTCCAAACGCAATCAAGTGGCTGGGGTATTCCGAACTGGGAATCCAAAACCGTAACAGTCGCCTCCGGCGGTTCCGGGGCAGCCCACAACAACATGCCGCCTTATTTATCGGTATGGATATGGAAGAGGACAAAATAAGGAGGATAAAAATGCGGCTGAAGAATGGAGAGGTATGTTTTGGGTGGCCATTGGCGCAGCATGTGATTACGGCCGGCTGGAAATATAACAGTGGGGCGTTGCACAGGGCAATCGACTTCCGCGCTTTGGTGGGAACACCGGTGTTTGCGGCGGAAGACGGAACGGTGCGCGTGGTTTACCATTGGAATGGGCGAGTGACCCAGGGCGACACCAACAGTTATGGCAATATGGTGAAGATTGAGCATACGGCGTATAAAGGCGGCAAGCTGGAAACGTTGTATGCTCATTTGAATTCTATCACGGTGAAGGTTGGACAGAAGGTGAAAACCGGCGAAGTGATTGGCTACAGCGGCCAGACCGGCAACTGTTTTGGTGCCCATTTGCATTTTGAGGTGCGCTGGAAAGGTGTGCGCGAGAACCCGCTATGCTGGTTGGATAACGACTTTAAGCCGGCCAGCCGCGGTGTGATTTTGTGGGCCAATGCAAACCAGCACAGTGTACAGGTGGACAAGCAGGAAGCGGCTGAGGAGCCGAAGGTTGAACCGGCAGTGAAAAAGACTGTGACAAAAGCCATTACCCTGAACAACGGCAAATGGAATGTGCGCAAGGGTGCCGGAATGCAGTACCAGTCCATTGGGGTGATCAGCAGCCCGAATGCCAAGACCGGCAAGCCTGTTTGCATTGGGTATGAGACGGTTGTGAACGGCTGGTTCAAAACGGTTTATGGTTATATCAGCCAAAAAGCGGTGAAGAGCCATACCTGAGTGCAGCCAAAGCAGGTGATTTTTATGAAGGAAAACTGGAGCCTGATGAGGTTCAGCAAAAAAATTATTGTTTTTACGATGGGCGCAACGATTGTTTACGCGATTGTATACATGATCCTGTGTTTTAGGACCGGACAGTTACCGGAATCGTCTTTTAACATTGGGCTGTTTGCGGCAATGAGTGCGGAGAATTTGTGTAACGCCTGGATTAAGGTGAGGGAAAAAGTAGCGGAAGAAGAAAAAACAGAGGGTGACAATGCGCCCCCTGGTGATGAAATTTTTACGCCGATTGATGAGACAAATGACACGGAAGAGATTGGAGGTTAGGTATGGAACAGGGAATTGTATATATTGTGATGGGCCTGGTTTGCGTGGTTGCTTTTATGGTCGGCAAATATGTGATGCCGAACGCCCAGGAGACAGTAAACAAAGCGCTGAACCTGTTGAGCGGCTACCCGCTGTTGATGCAGTGGGGGTTAAGCGCCTGTAAATATATCAAGCAGTATTTTAACGATATTTCCGGCGAGGAAAAGAACAAGCGTGCCGCAGAACTGATTATGGAAGTGGCCAAGCAGGCCGGCGTTACCATTACAGAGGAGCAGGCGCGTGCGATTGCCCAGGCGGCTTACGAGCAGATGAAGGCGGGTGAAGCTGCTGCCGGAGAGAAGGTGAACGCAGATGCCTAACCCGGTATTTACATTTACGGCGCAGGACATACTGATGCTGGTGCTTTCAGCTTGTGCGGCGGTGGTTAGTATTTCGAATGCGATTGCCCAGGGGGTTAAGTTCAACAACTTTTTGAAAAAGCCAAACAAAGACCAGGATGCCCGGATAGACAAGCTTGAAGAGCGGCTGAAAACGGTGGAAGGGCGCTGCGACACGTTTGACAAACAGTTGGAGGGTGTGAAGAAGCACCTGAATAGCCTGGATGAAAGCATCAACATGCTGCTACGGGCAGAATTTGCACAGCTGGGGCACAACCTGAACGGCGACAATGTGGAGCAGATGCAGCGAGCATTTGACGATATACAGGAGTTTTTGTTTAAGCGTTAAGGTTGACAGAGCTTGCCACTATTCAGCCTTCCGGCTAGTGGCAAGTAAATTTTACGCTTGAGTAAAAACAGCAAAGAATTATACAAACAGGAATAGGGAGTACCTTTGGTTTGAAACCTTGGGTGCTCCCTATTTTTTAGCCGGTTGGAAGTATCAATACAGTTCAGAGACAGAAAGAACTTTGGCAGGAAGATCCTCGCGCTTGCCGGATGGGGTTGGTGTAGAGATCTTGATGGTTTGAATGGCGGAGTTGATTGCGGGTTCAAAGCCGTCCAGAACGGGGGTAGCATCACAGGAAAAGAAAACCTTGTTTGCGTTGCCGTCTTTGGTGGAATATTCAGAAATATAGTGAGTGCCAAAATCGCTATTGGCATCATGAATATAATCCGGTAGTTCGATGGTGACGAGTTTTTTACAGGGGACACCGGATGGTTTTTGGCCTTGAAGAACCCAGCCAGCCGGAAGACGGTGGGCCTGATACGGATCATTTGACACAAAGGTAAAATAGGTTGTTATGACAGGGCCATGTTCCGAAGTTCTACGGGTACAGGCAAGAACCCCTACAATAATTTCAGTTATCATGATGGTTCTCCTTTTGTGTTTGATAATTTTTTATAACGCCCACGTTTTATGTCCTTATGGTATTGCTGTTGTTTTTTAAGAATTGCTAAACATTCAGGAGAACAAGCATTACTACGATCTACTGCAGCAAAAGTTTTTCCGCAGACAACACAAATTGTTCCGTTTTTCTGCATGTTCTTTTTGTGGTCTGGGTTTTGTTCACGGTAATTGGCAGCCCAGGCACGTTTTAACGGCTCGGTTTTTTCTTTTAAGGAGATCGGGGCGCATTCTGGACAATATTTTTGAAGGCCACCTTTTACGATATAAGGCTTGCCACACCGCTGACAGATATCGGTAGATCCAATTTGGCGAGTGGTCTTGCTTTTAGCAAGGTTCCGACATTTTTTTACAGCCTGCTTATCACGTTCCGCCTTACATTCTGGGCAGAAAGACGCACGAGGACCACCGGTAAAAGTAGCACCACACGACTTACAAACATGAGATATCATGCGTGGTTTATGAGCGGCCTGTTCACGACATGAGGGGCATAGGCGCTGTTCTTTTTGCCCTTCAAATGAACTTCCGCAGCGAGTGCAACGACGAAGCATGAAACTACCTCTTAAAATAAATCATTGACAGAGCATTGAAACAGCGAGGCAAGAGTTTGTGCAACCTGAACAGTAGGTTTGCTTTCGCCGGATTCGATGCGTTGGTATTGACGGAGGGATATACCGAGTTTATCCGCGACCTGCTGGGCTGTCAAGTTGGCACGGGAACGCATGGCTTTGAGGCCGATGGGCTTGATATCCGAATACTTTTCGGCCTGACCATGATAATAACCGAGAGCGAAAGCGCCTTGCAGTTCAACGGGAAGAATGCTGCTAAATCCGTTTTGAACGTCTTCCTCGGTAAGGGTTGAATATGTTTGGGCAATCAGGCGATCCAGCTCTGGGGAGATACGATACTCAGAACGGGCACGAAGAATCAGCTTGGTAATTTCCAAAAACGGATACATGGTGGCGTTTTGGAAGTTGTTTGCTTTTGGACCATCGTCACCATAGACTGCTGTAGTTAGTTGATTATAGAGAATACCCATTGCAAAAACTTGTTCTGTAGTTAAAGCCATAAGAAAGCCTCCTATCCGCATGACGTTTAATGTCGTTCCTTTGGTTATAGGATACGACATTTTATGTCATATGTCAAGGAGGTTTTGAAGATTTTTATTGGGTTCTCTATATTTCGCTAAATTAAGCTTTAGCGAAGTTGCCGGTTATTTCTTGTTCTTTTTGTATTCGGCCATTGCGTCTGCCAGGCGCTGTTCCCAACCGGCGTTATCGTCTAAAAATTTATTGTAAAGAATTTCTTCGGCTTCTTTTCTGGCAGCGGCTGCGTCTTTTAGATTAGTGAAGAAACCAAGGTGAATGCGTTTATGCTTAAAGTTAATATATGCTTTGTAGGTACCTTTTTTGGTAAGCGCAACACCGTTTATCCCGGTTCTAGAGTTTTTATTTACTGTTCCGTTTATGCGCGAACGAATTTTTGACAAGTCGGTTCCATCTACGTTTACGACTTTTCTGGTTATTTCCAATAGTTCTTTTTTGTCTCGTTCGCAATGACCACAGAATTGTAAATTCTTTATGCTTGACATCCGCGTTGTGAATTCGCGCCCACACTTGGGACAAATTGCAATACATCTGGTACAGGTGCCGCTTTTTTCTTTATCAACAATCTTTTTTATAAAAAAACCGTTGATTGTTTTCCCTTCATATTTTTCTTTTGAATTTTTAGTGTTTGCTTCTAATTTAGTAAGCGCCGATCTTGCATACCCGCATTTTTTGCATGATTTACTTTTCCCGCTAATGAGTGAGTGCCCGGAAACATCAGAAACAGTTCCGCAAGAACAACGGCATTCAAGGTATCCTTTTTTCGCTTTTGCCGGGTCCTTAGAACGGCCAATGACGGTCCACTGATCAAAAACAGTGTTGGGTGCAATTTCTAATTTTTGAGGCATTGTGGTTTACCTTTTTATTCTTGAAAAGCTTTGATTTCATCGTCGGCGCTACGATCCTGGCTATCGTAAACGCTCGGCAATTTAGGGGCATTGGGGTTAGGGACTTCTTCTTCGGGGGCTGTTTCCGGTTCAGTTTTGCCAATGCCGATGGCTACAAGTTCCAGAGGGGCTTCCAGAGCATCAGCAAGCTTACGCAGAACATCAATGCGCGGGATAGACTGGTTGTTTTCAATGCGGAAAATTGTGTTTTTGCTGACGCCGCTTTTTTCCGCCAGTTTTTGTAGGGAGATACCCTCCAGATTGCGGACAACCTTGAGCATATTACCCTCTCTCCAGCAGGTACCGATTGTCGCACGAGCCAGCAGCTCAAATTCATGCAGATCTGCGATTCTGGTTTTGGCAATCGGGTATTTCCCGCTGGCGGCAACAATAGCAGTCATTACGTCCAGAACGGCTTTGCCTTGAGGATAGAGTTTAGAGGGCATTTTAACTACACGCTCATTAGCAAGGGTATGAAATTTTTCCATGCCGGAAAGGATTGTTTTGCTTTGCATGGCGCTAATGTGATTGAGGTAATAATCCGATACACAGGGTTCTTGATACTCGATTGTAACATCATCAAGAATTTTGCAGCACGCGATGAAATAACCCCACAAGCTGGACATTTTTTCCTGTTCTGTATTACCCATAGGTTTGATTTCCATGGTTATTCCCTCCTGGTTTGCTTTTTAGATTGTCCTTATTGTACACATTTATGGGTACGAATACAATAGGCAGGTTGTACAAAGTTATACCCAAGAATGTGTACGCGGTTGTTATTTGGTTGACGTGATTGATTTTTGTTGAATTGCCGGCATGTGGGGTGTATACTTTTTGGTATATAGGTTTATGGGGTGTGAAACCGGAAAAACGGCTAATATGAACGGTTTATGAATTGATAGATGATACATGCGACAAGATTGAATCCGGCCGGCGCTGGCTGCTGCAGCTATTACGAGTTTGTTTTACGCCGAAAACTGCAAAAAAAATCAAACCCTCTCCCCTGCTGCCGATTGATGAGCAGAGTATTTAGAGCTGAACTACGAGTTTCTTTTACGGTGAAAAAGCGCAAAAAATACCGATTGTAATAAAGCCAGGACGGTATGGACGGGCGGCGCATGGCGGGATTTGAAGTTGATTTATGACCACCCATAGCCAGAATTACGAGTTTGTTTGACCAAAAGATTGAAAAAATATGGTTTAGACGGCCAGATATGGATGGTTGATGCAGCGGAACGAACTACGAGTTTGTTTGATTTGAAAAGGCGTAAAAAGATCAGGGGCGAGACCACTCCCCTACCCTATCCGTTTGGCTTAAAACTACGAGTTTGTTTGACGAAAAGCGCAGGAAACAAAAAATTTAGCGTGAATTACGAGATTGTTTGATGCGAACTGCGAGATTTTTTGACGGCAATTACGAGGTTGTTTGACAGCGAAAAACGGGATTTTGCGTAAAAGAAACTCGTAGCAGGAATAAAAGAAACTTGTAGCTTGTGTAAAAGAAACTCGTATGTAGAATAAAAGAACCTCGCAGCTCGTATAAAAGAAACTCGCAATATACCTTATATAATATAAATATAAAATATAAATAATAAATAATAATAAGCGCAAAAAATTTTACTACGAGTTTTG